GTTATTTTGGTCCTGAGTTTGATGAAGTGCGTATCAAAGTAGATTCAATCGAAGACATTGAATTTGCCGCCGGTACTCCGGTGTTGGCCAGTGAGCCAGTTGTGGAAGAGTCTGTGGCAGTTGTACATGAAACTGATGAACAAGCCATTGAGCGTATTCGCACTCGTTTCCAGATCTTGGATGAAATGACCAAGGCCGCAACCACTGGTGACATCCGTGCCATGATTGTGTCAGGTCCTCCAGGTGTGGGCAAATCATATGGTGTAGAAAAGATTGTTGAGCAGGCCTGTTTGTTTGACAAATTGTCGGGCAAGCGATTGCGAGCAGAAGTTGTTAAAGGTTCAGCAACACCTATTGGTTTGTATCAGACACTGTACAAGTATTCTGACAAGAACTGTATGTTGGTGTTTGATGACTGTGACTCAATTTTGGTAGATGATGTTGCACTGAACTTGCTCAAAGGTGCCCTGGACTCTGGTTCCAAGCGTAAGATTTCATGGTTGAGTGAATCAAGTTCATTGCGCCGTGAGGGCATTCCAGACAGCTTCAACTTCAACGGTTCAATTATCTTTATCACAAACTTGAAGTTTGACAAGATGAAAAGCCAAAAGCTCAAGGATCACTTGGACGCATTGCAATCACGCTGTCACTATCTTGACTTGACCTTGGACACAATGCGTGACAAGATCTTGCGTATCAAACAAATTGCTTCAGATGGTGCATTGTTTGAAAACATGGACTTGGACAAACAAGCAGAAACAGAAGTAATTGAGTTTATGGAAGAACACAAGAACTCGTTGCGTGAAGTGAGTTTGCGTATGGCAATCAAGATTGGTCAGTTGCGTAAGAGCTTTGCACTGCGTTGGAAGGACATGGCCAAGATCACTTGTATGAAGGTTGGTGCCTAACATGGCTTGGGTGGGTGTCATATTACTAATGGTACTAGGACACCCCGGTTGGGCTGTGATATTGGGCGCGATGATTTTGTTGGCAGGTGATTGATAATGAATAGATTGGTAGAAATCTTTTTGGTATGCGTGTATAACTTGGCACTGTTGGCTGGTTCAGCATACATGATAGTGAAACATGATTGGTCAGCCTGGATCTTGTTGGTGGCCTTGGTATTTGCAGCCAAGTGGGGAGATCAGGAACCTATCAAATTGGAAATTGGAAAATGAACATCAGCATAGACTTCGACGACACATATACTCGTGATCCAGAAATGTGGGACTTGTTTGTGTCACTGGCACAACAACGTGGACATACAGTTTATTGTGTCACAGCACGTGGCCCACGTGGTCTAGATCAAACCGAAGTTTGGGACACAATCGGTCAATTGATTGGTAAAAAACACTGTATCTTTACCGACGGTAGACCCAAACAGAAGTTTTGTTGGGACCTTAACATTAACATAGACGTATGGTGCGATGATATGCCGCAGGCCATTGTAGAAGGTCGCCGATTATTTGATTACGATGATGAACCCCGAGGTGGGTGGTAAGGTTAGCTCCTGAACTGTGGCAACACAGTTCATTTTACACCGGTGTCCCTAAAAAGGCACCGGTTTTTTTGACTTTTTGTTCCGCTAAGTATATAATATCTAGTATGCTCTTAAACATTGACCTCCTGGGTCATAATACTCTTGCACTGAAATTTCGTTTGATTGATAGCCCAATTGCCCAGCTCTGGGCCGAACGAATGCACAGTCGCGGCGACTATATCTTGGACCACCCTCGAAGATTCTATGGGTTTGATCCTCATGCTCAGGAAATACAACGAGCTGAATCCTACATACGTGAATGTATCAGAACCATCAATCGATTCAGTCCGGTCATACAACAAGACTTTACCACATGCTACGATCAAGACTGTTTGAATTATTTGCACAGCATATTTGAACAGTGCCATGGCTTGTTGGATCAACAAACCGGAGATCTTTGGAGCACAGCACCCGACACAGTGCGCCAGGCCTTAGCCGAACTCAATCTAGCAGTACACCGTTGTGAAAGTGTGGCACGTGGCACACACCCACGATTTGTTTGTACTTGGTATGGTATGCCAAAAACTCTACACCTTGCACCGGAAATCATGCTACAATATGGAACATTGTCTACCAAGTTTGGCACTGTGTATTTGAACTATTGCGAAATTGGCAAGACCTTGGAAGACCTTGCACAAGATCGTGATCGTTATATCAGTGATCAAGCGTTCAAGCCATTTGACTTTTACAGTGCAGACTTTGTGGTAAAGTTTTGGGATTCCACAGAACAAGAACTACAAGAAAATTTAGAAAGAATAACAAACTACTATGAACAAAACAAAAAGTTCTTTCACAAACAAGGATACACAAACTTGGACGATCCAAGAATGATGCCACTGAGATTTCCAGTGGCCGAGTTAGTTGAAACCATGCCTAGAGATCAACTACTACAAGAAATACAACAGAGACAGCACGTGAGTCGAGTGGAACTACAATGAGAACAGCTACTATTATTATCAAAGACGAAGTCAACATCAAGATAGAAGGACTAGAACTCGATGTTCGCAAGGCGCTGGTAAACAAATTCAAATACGATGTACCTTATGCTAGATATCTACCAGCGGTACGTCTAGGACGTTGGGATGGCAAAGTCAGCTACTTTCAACTGGGCGGCAGTACCTATGTAAACTTGTTGCCAGAGATTATTCCCATTCTAGAAGAATACAACTACGACATTGAGCTGGATGATCAGCGTGAATATTCAACTGTGTTTGACTTTGAACCTGTGGCCGAAGACAGCTTTGCTCATGTGCTATGGCCCAAAGGACATCCGGCTGCTGGCCAGCCTATAATGATGCGTGACTATCAGTGTGCCATTGTCAATAACTTTTTAAACAATCCACAGTGCCTACAGGAAATTGCCACCGGTGCAGGTAAAACAATCATGACCGCGGCACTGAGTCAGCGTTGTGAGCCCTATGGACGTACTGTTGTGATCGTGCCCAACAAGAGTCTTGTGACACAAACAGAAGACGACTATCGCAACATGGGCCTGGATGTGGGTGTGTACTTTGGTGATAGAAAAGAGTGGGGTCGTACTCACACTATCTGTACTTGGCAAAGTCTAAACGTTCTACTTAAAAATACCAAAGCAGGATCGGCTGCAGAGGATTGCACCATTACAGAGTTTTTGGAAGATGTAGTATGTGTCATGGTAGACGAAGTACACATGGCCAAGGCCGATGCGCTAAAAACTCTACTCACAGGTGTGATGAGTCGTATTCCCATACGTTGGGGACTCACGGGCACTGTGCCCAAAGAAATGTTTGAGTTTCAAAGTTTGCATGTCAGCATCGGTCCTGTTATCAGTCGATTGGCAGCAAGCGAACTACAGGAAATGGGACACTTGTCGAACTGCCATGTGAACATTGTGCAACTACAGGACCACGTGGAATACAACAACTATCAAAGCGAGCTAAAGTACTTGTTGGAAGAAAGTGGTAGATTGGATGCCATGGCCAGTGTGATTGCTCGTGTAAATGAAACAGGCAACACTCTAGTGCTGGTGGATCGTGTAGCAGCTGGACAAGAACTAGTCAAACGGCTAGGGGATCGAGCTGTGTTTGTATCGGGCGCAACCAAAGCCAAAGATCGAAAGGAAGAATATGATGAAGTGGCTGAAGTCAACGACAAAATTATTGTGGCAACATACGGAGTGGCTGCCGTTGGTATTAATATTCCTCGCATATTCAACTTGGTGCTTGTGGAGCCTGGTAAATCTTTTGTACGTGTTATTCAAAGTATAGGACGCGGTATCCGTAAAGCCGAGGACAAAGACTTTGTGCAGATTTGGGATCTAACATCAACTTGTAAATTTGCCAAACGGCACTTGACCAAACGCAAACAGTTTTACAAAGAAGCCAAGTATCCATTTACACAAGAAAAACTTGAGTGGATGAAAATAAAATAACTTGACATTAGCAGACAAATCCTTTATTATTATATTATGAGAATACTAACATTAGATAACACTCCATTTGATTTGGATCACTTGCCGGAAGAAGTAGACGACATGCGTTTTGCTATCCTGGACAACAGTACACCAGCAGACCCTGACTATCACTACATACCGTTGATATTTTTAGAGAGCTTTAATGCTCCTGCTCTGGTATTGCGAATTGGCAACAAAAAAATCAAGATGCCTGTGGATTGGCAAATCTTGATTGGTGAACCTGATCTTGGTGATCTAGAAGTACTGCCGTTGACATCAATCAACGATCGTGGATTCAAAGCATTTCAATTCAACCCACTCAGCAGTTTCCGTCCCAGCTTTCCTGATATTGAAATTATTGATGTGTATCAAGAAGTTGCCTGGTATGCACCCAAACTAAAAAACGGACAGATGTTGTGCGTTCCATTGGACGACAGCGACAAGCCAGAGTGTGTTTACTTTGTCAAAGACATCAGTCGCAACTGCGAAATAGTAGACTACAACAAGGCATGGTAATATGGGAACATTGAAACCCGGAGCAACTTACATTTATGAACGAGCCGATGGCATTGTGTATGCTCGTGAGCATGGCGCAGATCCTGAAGAAAGATTTGTGGTGGGTTATGAATATGCCAAGGACTATGATCCAGTTAGAAACAGTGTTCAAGAAAATCAACTGTGGCACGAAATTAGATTAGCAGCCCGGACCAATCCTGCTTTACAAGAAGCCCTGGATCGTGTTAAAGTTATATACGAGTTAAGCAAAGATGAGCGATAAACTAAACATACAAAACGAAATGGCACAGTTCGATCGCAAGAACAGAGACTTCTACGACAGCCTTACTGATGAAGAAAAGAAGAAGTTCTCAACATTCTTGATGATACGTTGGGGTTCCAGCATACAAGGTTCACGTGAATTGCAAGAATACTATGTGCAGAGTTGCAATCACTATTTGAACAAACACTTCTTTGCTCTGAGTCGACATCCCAAACTGCAATGGCTCATGGCCACAGCAGTGAGTCCTGGCATGGGCACACACAGACACACTTGGATTGCTCCAAAAAAGAAAGACACAGCCACAGGATCCAGTGCAATCAAAAAGCAACTGGCTGAACTGTTTCCCAATCGTAAGTCTGACGAAATAGAATTAATGGCTGCAATCACAACCAAGAAAGAACTTGACGCATACATCAAAGCACACGGTGGCACTGACAAATAATGTATCAATGTAGGTATTGCAAAAAAGATTTCACTAGAGAAACAACACTGGCAGTTCACGTTTGTGAGCCCAAGCGGCGCTTTCAAGAACAAAACGAACGAGGAGTGCAGTTGGGTTTCCAAGCCTACATCAAGTTTTATGAAGTCACTCAAGGTTCAGCTAAGTTAAAAACATTTGAACACTTTGCAGAGTCAAGTTTCTATCGTGCGTTTGTAAAGTTTGGTCGCTACTGTGTAGACATCCGAGCCATCAATCCAGCACGCTTCACTGAATGGTTGATTAGACAAAACAAAAAGATTGACTACTGGTGCAAGGACAGTATCTATACTGAATATTTGCTAGATTATTTGCGTGTAGAAAATGTTTCAGACGCCCTAGCTCGTGCCATAGAGTTCAGTATGGATTGGGCCGAAAAGTCTGGACATCCAGCACAGGACTGTCTGCGTTATGGCAACTCAAATGCAATGGCCTATGCTGTCACAACAGGACGTATCAGTCCTTGGGTGTTGTACAATTGCGAATCAGGATTGAAGTTTTTGAGCGAACTAGATGCCACTCAGGTGGCCATGGTCTGGCCCTATATTGATTCAGAAGTTTGGACCAAAAAGTTTTCAGACTACATGGCTGATCAAGAATATGCTCGAGACATATTAAAGAAAGCAGGATGGTAATGGAATTCTTAATGTTAGCATTGTTGTTTGTCAAACATTTTGTGTGTGACTTTGTGATACAAGCTCAGTACATGCTGAAGGAAAAGGGCATATACGGAGCCGATGGTGGTGTGCATCATGCTTGGTTGCACAGCCTGGGAACCTGGGTGGTATTGTTTCCGTTTACCGATTTGTTCACAGCTACCAGCATGGCCGCAGTGGACGGTGTTGTGCATTATCATGTTGATTGGCTCAAGATACAGCTCAGTGGTCAGTGGCAAACACATCACTGGGCCTATTGGGTATGGTTTGGTGCTGATCAATTGGCCCATGCATTGACTTACATTGCTATTGTTGCTATAATTGTATCATGAGCGCAGACATTGACCTTGACTTTGCCGATAGAGATTCGGTGTTGAAATTGATTCAGCACATACCTGCACGTCAACTACATCAAGGACAAGTTAGACGACACAACTCAGGAGTATATGTCACAGACATACCCTATGATCCTGTGAATCAATGTGCAGCCATTGACTATGAAACAGCAGAACAACGTGGCTATTTCAAGATAGATTTCCTTAACTTGAATGTGTACAGTTTGATCAAGAGCCCAGAACACTATGAGCAGATGATGGCACAAGATCCGCCGTGGCATCGATTATGGACAGACGCAGCTTGGGCACAACAACTGGTGCACGTGGGCAACTACACAGAGCTATTGAAGCAGATGAAGCCCGACAGCATACCCAGAATGGCAGCTTTTATCAGTATTATTCGTCCAGGCAAAGCACATCTACAGAATCGCCCTTGGGCTGAAGTGTTTGAATCAGTGTGGGATGGCGACGACAGTCGTGGCTATACGTTTAAAAAAGCACATGCCATAAGTTATGCAGCTTTGGTAGCACTGCACATGAATTTGATTGACGGAACTACTGGTCCAATCGACGAACCAAAGTAATTGATTTTCGTTTTGATTTTTTTCTAGACATATCAATTAGGCTACAAGCTGGGCCATGTATGATTTCTAGATCTTTGTTGACAAAAGTTTTCAAGTAGGCCTTGAACGGATCCCATTCAGATTTTAAGAATATGTTGATGGGTATGCTACGATTGCTTTCCCACCACCAAACATTGGCCAACTCCAAAAACTGCTGCTTTAAATAAGTATCCTGAATACTGCCAAAATCGTAAATTGTGGTGATTGCATCATCTTTGTTTTGTATGATACCAACATACTCCTGAGAGGCATACACACACAAAGTGATAAATGGGTACTTGTCGGCAAGTTTTGAAAAGATATCGTTGCTCATGATCAGAGATATTTACCAATTTAAAAAACGATAAATAATAACTATGTATTCGACCACAGCGTATCTATATCAACAGAAAACCAGAGTATTGGCAGTAGACACCGGTGGTGCTTACTTTACTATGAGGTACGACCCTGTGTACGCAAAAAAACTAACAATCAACCTAGGTGTTGATAACGTCATATTATTTGAGTTTATCAACCAAGACCAAAAACCTGTGAACATCACAGGCAGCTCGCTGATGTTTAGATTGGTGAGCCAAAACGGTGACGAGCTTTTGTTAGAAAAACCCATGGTCATAATCAATGCCACTGCTGGACGTGCCAAAGTCACATTGCTGGCAGAAGAACTGGTGAATCTACAGGCACAGCCTGCTGGCTACAGTATCAGTCGTACATCCGGAAATCTAACAGAAGCAGTGTTTACTGATGCCCAAGCAGGTGCACGTGCACCAGTGGACATTGTGGATTCAGTATACCCAGAATTTGTGCCCAGTGCTGAACTCACAATACCTACTACAGATTTGACTGCACAAAGCAGCTATGGCGGCAGTTCCAGCTCTGATTACCCAGACTGGGCCTTGCAAGGTGGATCACCCATCAACAACTACAGTCCATATCAGCCCACTGAATTTTATTCAAGTTATATAGAACCCACTGGTCCAGTGACCACAATTCAAATGGAATTGATCAACTACACTGGAACTATCAAAGCACAGGCCGCAGAAACATATCAAAGCCTTTGGTACAATGTCACGGAAAGCACACAGTATCTAAACAAAACCGGCATCATACACATGAACATTGTGGGCTGGCATCCTTTGTTGCGTTTGTGTTTCAACAATTCAGTGTACACCACTGGTGTCAACGGACAACAGGTCATGGGCAACCCAGCACAGGCCACAGCCACAGTGATCAACGGTGTGGTCACAGATATCAATGTCACAGTACCGGGCATGGGCTATCAAGCTCCTCCTAGAGTGGACATTGTGGGCGAAGGTGCTGGCGCTGTAGCCACTGCCACAATCACCAATGGATCAGTCACAGGAATTACCGTGGTCGAAGGCGGTTCAGGTTATCGTCCTGTGCCTCCTACTATGAGTGCTGCGCAAGTAATCATTTCAACGGGCTATGTAGTTAATTTGAGCTATCGATAGCAATCAAATAATTACTAGATGACATTCAAAAAAATTGTAGGATTTGGCGATTCGTGGATGTACGGAGACGAATTACTGGACCCAGAACTGGCCAAACAAGACCCCGAAGCACACCCTTGTTGGGTACAAAATGTATCCTATAGAGAAAGCCATTGCTTTTTGGGTTTGTTGGGCCAGCACTACTCTGTGCCCACTGAAAACTTTGGCATACCCGGCGGTAGCTTACAAAGTACCATTTGGACATACCTTTGGTGGTTGGATCATGAACCCAATCCTGAACAGTGCATGGTGTTGATAGCCTTGACCGAAGCCGACCGTACCAGTTTCTACAATCCCAATCACCGACACTACAGCAACGATCCACCCTGGAACAAGTTTGTACACAGCACTTGGATTCATTTTGGCAGCAGCGTGATTGGTCCAGAATTCACAGACATGATCAAACGCTATTTGGTGTTGACTGATTGCAGAGAACTGTCCACATTGAACTATCAACAAGCAGTGTTGTTGTTTGACAGCATGAGCCATCGACGCCAGATTCCCACTGTGCAGTTTCATGTGATGCCACCACCGATTACTATTCCGCTGACTACTATACCGGAACCTGACTTTGCTTGGACTGTGCATTTTAGAGACCGAGCAGACAACCAAAAAAGAGAGCTGATCATGCCCGGTGGGCACCCCAACGAAATTGGGCACCAGGTTGTTCGAGATCGCTTGATTTCTAACATTGATTCGTGTAAACTGTATGAATGTTAGACATCTTATCCTATCTTCCAGCTAAACGTAAAACGTCTAGTTCGGGCTGGATAAGTTTCAATGCACCTTGTTGTGTTCACAACAGCGAAAACGCTGATCGTCGACAACGTGGTGGATTAAAACTGTCAGATCAAGGTTGGAGTTATCACTGTTTCAACTGCAACTACACAGCCAGTTTTATTCTAGGTCGCACACTGAGTTTCAAAGCTCGCAGATTGTTGACTTGGATGAATGTGCCCGATGTAGAAATAGAACGCCTGAATCTAGAAAGTCTACGACACAAGAGCATAGAAGGTATCTTAGACAGTCGCAGAACATTTGAGCAGTTGGTTGTTAATTTTGAAGAACGTGATCTTCCGCCGTTTGCAGAACTACTCACGCCCGAGCAAGAACACTATTGGAATTATGTACGCAGTCGTGGTGTACCCGAAGATTATCCTGTGATGGTACAGCTAGAAACAGACAATGTACACTGGACACGACCACATGTGGTGATACCGTTTACTCACAACAACACCATAGTAGGATACAGTTGTAGATTTTTAGACAACAAGATACCAAAATACATCAATGACATACAACCGGGCTATGTGTTTGGCACAGATCTGCAACAACCCACGTGGGAATATGCGCTGGTCATGGAAGGTGTGTTTGATGCACTCAGCATTGGGGGCTTGGCTGTGTTGCATGCTGATATCAACGATGCTCAGGTCAGACTCATACGCAGTCTGGGGCGCAAGGTTATTGTTGTGCCCGACCAAGATGCCGCGGGCATGAATCTAGTGGACCGTGCAGTAGAACTAGGTTGGTCAGTGAGCATGCCCGAATGGCCCGACTGCAAAGATGTCAACGATGCTGTGATTAAATATGGGCGCATGGCCACCCTAATAACTATACTTGCCGCCACTGAATCAAGTAAAATAAAGATTGAATTAAGGAAAAAGCAAATTGTTAAAAGACTACGGACTTGATGTACAAAGATTGTTCTTGGAGATGATGCTTCAAGATGCAGCCAGCTATGTGCGTGTACAAAATATCTACAACGCTGAAAACTTTGATCGCAGTCTTAGACCAGCGGCTGAGTTTATTGCAAAACATGTCAATGATTTCAAAACCATGCCCGTCACAGAACAGATCAGTGCTGCCACAGGTATCAAATTAAATCACATTCCTGATCTAAACGAGGATCATTTCAATTGGTTCATGGAAGAGTTTGAAGGCTTTACCAAGCGCCAAGAACTGGAACGTGCTATTCTTAAATCAGCAGATTTGTTGGAAAAGGGTGAGTTTGATCCAGTGGAGAAGTTGATCAAAGACGCTGTACAAATCAGTTTGACCAAAGACATGGGCACAGACTATTTTGATGATCCTAAGAGTCGACTAGAAAAGTATTTTAGCTCAGGCGGACAAGTGTCAACAGGATGGCCCAGTGTGGACAAACTGTTGTATGGCGGATTCAGTCGCGGTGAACTGAACATTTTTGCAGGTGGATCTGGATCAGGTAAATCGCTTGTGATGATGAACATTGCATTGAGTTGGTTGCAACAAGGACTCAGCGGTGTGTATGTATCATTGGAACTTAGTGAAGAACTGTGTGCGTTGCGTACAGATGCTATGTTGGCAGGGATGAGCACCAAAGATATCAGACGCGACATGGATACCACTGAACTAAAGGTCAAGTTATACAGCAAAAAGTCCGGGCAGTATCGTATCAAAGCTCTGCCAGCACAAAGCAATATCAATGACGTTAGAGCTTATCTAAAAGAAGTACAAGTACAAACAGGCATCAAGGTAGATTTTGTGATGGTTGACTATTTGGACTTGTTGATGCCTGTGAGTGCCAAAGTCAGTCCCAATGATTTGTTTGTCAAAGACAAATATGTATCGGAAGAGTTGCGTAATTTGGCCAAAGAGTTGAATGTATTGCTGGTCACAGCATCGCAGTTGAATCGTGGAGCAGTGGAAGAAGTAGAATTTGACCATAGTCATATTTCCGGTGGTATTTCAAAGATCAACACAGCTGACAACGTGTTTGGTATCTTTACAAGTCGTGCCATGAAAGAGCGTGGACGTTATCAAATTCAGTGTATGAAGAGTCGTAGTTCAACAGGTGTTGGCCAAAAGGTAGACTTGGAATACAACATTGAAACCATGCGTATCACAGACTTGGGCGAAGATCAACAACAGAGTAGCGGATTTGTCAAACGACCCAATGTCATGGATCAGATCAAAGCATCCAGCAGAGTAGGCATACAAGATGCCGGCGAAGAAGAAACAGCCGCACCCACAGCAGATGTACAAAGTGCCAAACTAAAACAGTTGCTGGGATCAATAAAGACAAACTTCTAATGATTCTTATTGCTTTCCCTCACTACACCTGCGGTGGATTGTTGTGCGATATTCTGTCCGAAAACTTTTCTCCCATGGATCCTGTTAGCAAAGCCATTTACAGTTTTCAACACAGTTTGGGAAAAATTGGTGATTCAGATTCTGTGTACACTGACTACAATCCCGACGAATTTCAGCGCATTATAGATCAGATACCCAGTGATGAAAAATGTGTGGGCACACACTGTTGGCCGGGCCGAATCAGTCTCTCAAGATTTTCTCAAGTGATTTGTATAACCACTATGACCTATCGAAGCAAGGTCTATCGCTGGAGTCGTTGTTTTTACAACTATTATCAACACAGTGATCCTTGGCAACTGACCGGCATGGAGTTGATAGACAAACAAAGAGAAACAGCAAAAAATTATCTAACTCCTTTTGAGCCTGTTCCTGGAGCAGTAAACATTGAATTCAGCGACATTGTTGAAGGACAACCCAGTTTTTTAAACATTGTACAAGATCATAATTATCAGCTCAGTTTGGATCGCTGGCGTCAGGCCAATGATTTTTTATATCATGCAGATTTTTGGAACACTATTCCTGTGAAAAGATTTCACGAAGCTGAATCCGAAATTCTTTGCCAACAACGCTATGTCTATCAATAAAATACTCTGTGTGGGCGATGGATTCGCACACGGGCATATATGGCCCGAATGGCCCCAATTGTTGCAAGCCCTATTTCCTAACAGAGAAATAACAGTTATTTCTGGTATTGGCGCTGGCGCTGAATATCTTGTATCAGAATTTGCACACTGTTTGCCAGTGTCAGGCACAGTGATTTTTCAGTGGCCCGACGCACAACGATTGGACAAAATAATCGAAGACGACCATTGGCGTCAAGCTGTGGCATCGGACCCAGTGTATCATTTCAACACATATCAACGTCACAACAATGATTGGTGGCTGAGCAGTGCCAGTCACAATCCTGAAGTACAACACTATCACCGGCACTATATTCAACCCAAACAAGCACAAAACAGACTGTGGACATATCAACAGTTGGTACAGCAAATTCTAGAAAAATCACACTGTGATTATGTTTTTACATCCACACAGGAACAAGAACTGCACAGTCAACTACGTCCAGAAATTCGCGGCAAAGAAATACAGCCGCAACCGCTGAGTCATTTTTATTTTTTAAAAGAAAAGATAATGCCGGCGTTGAATTTGAACAGTGTACATGAATCAGCCTTGGAAAATCTACTAAAACAACAGCATTGGCAAGCATACGACCCAGATCGACAAGAAATCTGGCAAAAAATAAAAGACAAATTAATATAAATTACCGATAAATAACAAAAAGGTTCTAGCCATTATGCAAAAGAAAACTCGCAGTTTATTAGAAGAATTGGATTCAATGTACATTGAGCGCGATCAGCGCCATATCGTTGAAAATCGTGCCAGCAATGTGATTGCCAGTGCCATACGCTTGCTAGAATATATCGAACAAAACTACACACCAGAGCAGGCTGAAAATCTCACACGTAAATTACTCAATGCGATCAAGCTCAAAGACCCTGGTAAGTTTACCCGCACAGTGAGAAAAACAGATGCAAATACATGAGCTAACACAATTAAATGAGCAGGGCATACTGCAAGGTATTAAATCAGCTGCTGCCGGTGCCAAGGGCGCACTTCAAGGTTATCAGCAGGCCAAGCAAGACCGTAGATCTCAACAGGGTGTACAAAATGTCTCAGACCGTGCTGTCAAGGCCTGGAACCTGTACGCAAAACAATTGAAAGCCGCGAATCCTGATCCTGTGCGCTACAGTCAACTTTACAAACAGGCTCTCATGGCTTTTGTACAAAAGAATTTGTTAAAAGGGCAACCCATTGCCAATGCCATCAACCAACAAGAAATCACACAGCTGGTTGATGCTATCAGTGATCAAGCAGACAATCCTGCCGCAGTTGAAAATCTATTTCCCAAGCTGATTCAGCAGGCAGCAACATCAACCACAGACACAACATCTGGCGCAGGACAATTAATGGTCAAAGTGATCAATCCTGATCCTGCTGTGCTACAGTTTAGAAACAAAACATACATCATCAATGATCAAGGAGAGTGGGCTGATCAAACAACAAAAGCAGTGGTTGATCAAAGTTTCCAGGCATTCTTGGACCAAGAACTGGCCAAGGCCACACCCACGGCTGCACAACAAACAGCTCCTAAGTCACAAACACAAACCAACGCAGTTGACACAGTGCTACAACAACTGGGCATTGACACAGCCAAAATCAATCAACTACAACAGGCAATCAAAGCTGACCCTGCCTTGGCTGATCAACTGAAAAAGACCCTGGGATTATAATGCAACTACACGAAGGTGGAAACATATTCAAAGATGCGTCTGGACGAGCACTAACACAGCGCATCAACCAAACAGATGTCAAGAGCACCATTGCTTGGCTAGAGCAACTCACTGGCTTGGAACTACAAGACAACACCTTGGGCTCAACAGGACGTAAACCCACATCAGGAGATTTGGATCTGGCAGTAGATGCCAATCAAGTGACCAAAGAACAATTGGTACAACATCTCACACAGTGGGCACAGAGTCACGGACTCAAGCCCGAAGAATATATTCGTAAAAGTGGTATCAGTGTGCATTTGCGCACACCCATTAATGGACGTCCTGATCAGGGCTATGTACAAACAGACTTTATGTTTTTAAAGGATGTGCCATTTTCAAAATTCATTTTGTCAGCACCAGCTGATTCAAATTGGAAAGGCCAAGACCGCAATGTGTTGATGAATTCAATTGCCAAATCAATGGGCTACAAATTAAATCAAACAGCAGGTCTACAGGATCGTGTGACAAATGAAATCATTTCAAATGATCCGGACGCCATTGCTCAGATATTATTGAACAAAAAGGCCACACGAGAAGATTTAATCAGTGTGGAATCAATTGTAGCAGCCTTGGAAGCGGATCCCCAAAAAGATGCCAAATTAAAAGATGCACGTGAGCATTTTGCTCGTGAAGGTGTGCCTTTTATGGAAGGCATGGAATTGCCCGCACCAACAGGCTATACAGAAGTAAACTTTCTAGCTCGCTTGCGTGATCGTATTGTGAATCAAGGCATGCAACCCATAGTTGAAAGCCGACAAGTGGTCACAGAAGCAGCGGCCAGAATTGAACACCTGGAAGATCTGGTGTTTGAAAAAGGCACACGTGGCATAAAGGAAGCTCTAGACATTATCAAAGCAGCCGCTGAAAACACAGCTGACACAACCACAGTTAAATGGGACGGAAAACCCGCTATCATATTTGGTCGCAAGCCCACAGGTGAGTTTGTGCTCACAGACAAGTCAGGATTCCTGGCCAAGGGCTACGACGGCTTGGCCACAAGCCCAGACATGCTGGCCCGCATACAGAACATGCGCTCAGGTGAACGCAGTGAGTTGATTGGAATTTACACACAATTATGGCCCATGCTAGAAAAGGCCACACCACAGAACCTCCGTGGTTATATTCAAGGTGACTTGCTGTACACATCAACGCCGCCGGAACAAGCAGGTGCTTATGTGTTCAAGCCCAACTTTGTTGAATATCGTATTCCTGTGACCAGCCGTTTGGGCCAGGCCATTGGCGAATCTGAAGTGGGCATTGCCATACACACTCGCTATGACGATGCACAGTCACAGGCTGAACCCATTAAAAATATCAAGTTCAATCCGCATCCAGGACTGTTGTTGATTGAGCCCACTGTAAAAGACATTCAAAATGTCACACCCAGCAGAAAGCTCGAACGCGAACTGAGATCAGTTGTGGCACAAAATGGTGCTGCCATTGACAGTCTTTTCAACCCTGCAGATCTACGAGCCGCTGGCATCACTGATTTGCCACAGTTGTGCAAACGCTATATCAATTCAAGAATCACCAGCAACTATGACAATTTGTTGGCAGATTTTGGCCCATGGTTGCAAACAGCCGTGACACCGCGCAAGTACAACAACATTGTGGAATACCTACAGAGCCCAAGCTCAAACATAGATGGTATTTCAGCGGCCTTTACCAGCTTCTTGTTGTTGCACGAAATCAAAACAGACATGCTGAATCAGCTGGATCGCCAGCAACCTGGACAAGAAGGCTGGGTCATAGCGGCTCCTGCAGGACGTGCCAAGTTGGTAAATCGCTTTGGATTTTCAGCAGGAAACCGCATCTTAAACAACCCCAATTTGGGTGAGTAGACCTGGATTTTTGTCAAACGGTATAAATAAAAGTAGGACAACCAAGTCCACACATTAAGGAGATTTTAAAATGGCACAATTCCCACGCACAAACGGTGACTTAAAACCGGTAGTAGTATTTGACCAAGGCGTTGCAAACACATCAAGTGGCGCAGGTTGGAGTTCAGGCGCTAACGCATTAGTTAGTGGCGCAACAGTTCAACCACAAGGTCCAAAGTTAGACTTTTTCACTGTGACATTGGCAAACATTGCGGCTAACACCACAATCGCTAACCAAGCAATCCAGGCAATTCAACAGACAGCAACTATCGCTATCTATGAATTCACTGACACAGGCACAGACACATTGGCATTAGCTTTGTACCCAACAGGCGCTTATGACACAACATCATTGGCTGCTGCTGTTGACGCTGCAACTGGTGGCACATCAAGTGTAGCTGCTTCTGCAACATTCACAAACTAATTTAAACTTAGCTTGTATCGGAAACCTCAGTTATTACTGGGGTTTCTTTTTGGCCGTTAAATATGTACACTTATGCGTGTACAATGCCGAACTCTTTTTGATATCACAGCCACTGGAGTCACTGGCCATTTCAAACCATCTCGCATGCCATTTCAAGACTTGACAGGCACTTGCATTGACACAGCAGAAAAATGGAACACTGCTAGAAATCAACAAAGAAATTGGGAAACAATCACACAGATAATAAGTCTGCGCACTCAGGTTGATTTTTCACAGCCCAAGAAAACTGCTCAGGGATGGGAGTTTGAATTTGAATTTGTCAATGATCATTTGTTTGTGATTGATCAAGATCCCCTGGCAGTGCTAAAAAATGACTGTGTTGATGTGCCCATGATTCTGGGGCTAAGCGAATCAGAAGCCGCAGACAGTGTGTTGACTGTAGATAAGAATATATGGTTTGACACATTGCCTATAAATATAGAATAAGGATAAACAAACATGTCTGACACCACAGAAATTGAAAAGAAAAGTTTAGAAGCACACGTTGAATTGTGTGCAGAACGCTACAACAGCCTGGACCAGCGACTAGACACTCTTGGCAATAAGATTGACAAAGTTGAAGAATGTGCGGAAGAAATTCGCCAGATCATGTCAAATCACGTGGCTAAGCACAATGATCGAATCATTGCCTGGGGTGTGAGCACCATTGGAGTATTGGTTGGAGTTATAGGCTGGCTGATTGCTCATTACGCATTAAAATAAATGATAAAAGATCAAGATTTAGAACACTGGGTTCGCAGTGAATTGCGTACCATTCTGCCCAATTGTATTTGGCGCAATGACGATGGAGAATACGAGTTGTTTGGAAAATATCGCATAGTTCCAAACCGCCCTGGATATACTGTTTATTGTGCGGCCAATGCTGTGGGTGAATTCAGCTCAACCAAGACTGCTGTGAGTTGGTGTGTGGCTGACAAATATCGAGACTATAACCTGGCTCGTGAAATTCACAACACAGACACAAGACTGACGGCTGTAAACAATGATGTATTTGTGAGAGCCGGAGTTGCAGGTCGTAGCAAGCGAGCTGATTTCCGTGAATCTGTGGATATCAAATTAGAAACCAAAATAATTCGTAGAAAAGAGCTGGAAAATCAATTGACCAAATGTGTGAATTTGGCTAAATATTTACAACAAAAAGGATTTGATAATGAAACTGCAAGATCTGGCCGCGCCGCAAAAAACCAAACAAGTCGCTAAAGTGATGGAAAGTCACTTTGGTAAATCAATCGCATTTGAATCAATTTCAAAGCGCCAAGCACAGGAAATGTTGAACCGTGTGCGTGGACTGATCGGTGAACATCGCCGTCAACCTGAATTTCATCGTAGTGAGCAGAATCCTGCTTATTTAAAATTGGTCATGATGGAACAGGCATTGACCAGCAAGTTGAGTGAACAAGACATGGCCGCTACTGCTGCCACAGGTCAAGCACCAGCCGGACAAACTCCACAACAAGCAGCAGCATTGCAAGCTCAACAACAAGTTCAAAAGCGCAAACAGATTCAAGATCAAATGCGTGAGCTTGATCAAGCTCATGCCAAACAAAAAGCTGAACTACAAAAGCAGTTGAGCATGGCCGAAGGCAAGCACAGTTTGCGTCGCAAATTAAAAGAATCAGAAGTACAACAGGCTCAAGTTGTACTAGCATCACAAGACATGGTTGATCAAGTACAAAAAATGATTGAACAAGTCACTGCCATGCAGTTCAAGGATTTGCCAGCTCTAGTTGATCAAATCAAGAACGAAGTTGGCGTTGATCAAGCACAACAATTCAATGCAGATGCCACAGCGGCATTGGCAGGCCTGACACAGAATTTACAAGGTTCAAAAGGTCAATTGGAAACAGCTCTAGGCGTGGTCACAGGTCAAGCACCTGCTGTTCCAGGTCAAGACTTGGAAGCTCCAGCACCGGATGTCACTGCTGAATTGCCCACAGGCGACGAAGAAGAACTAGACCTTGAAGTAGATGCTGAAGAAGAGCCAACAGATCTAGAAACAACTCTGGGTCGTGGCAAACGATAATGCGTTTAAGAGAGTTTGCTGAGCCCGAATCGCAAAAGTTGTTGGCCTTGTCTACATGGCTGGCCGACCGCGCCCGGGATGAAAATGCTCAAGGGCAAATCTCTCAAAATGCCTTTATTGACGCTGCAAAAAGTCTAGGTGTAAACGTCACCAAAGAAAATCTTGGGGATCTTATTGATCGAGATCCTCTCAAAAATGTTCTAGAACCATTGGACCCAAATTCGGGTGTAATTCGGTTCAAAGGCGAATTGGATGCCACAACCGGAATGACCGTGGATCAAGCCAGAGCCACAGTGGATTCCAACGCCAAGGCCGCACTCAAGCGGCGAATGAAATAACCAAAACTGTTGTAAATATCAAGCAAAGCTGTTATAATATCTAAAGGAGATATCACTATGGCCTATTCTGAAAAAGTAATCGATCACTATGAAAATCCACGCAACGTGGGCAAAATGGATCCCACAGATCCCGCAGTAGGATCTGGCGTAGTAGGGGCACCGGCCTGTGGTGATGTCATGCGACTACAAATACGTGTAGAGGATGGAGTTATAACAGATGCTAAATTTAAAACCTACGGTTGCGGCTCAGCAATTGCGAGCTCGTCACTCGTTACCGAATGGGTCAAGGGCAAGACACTTGACCAAGCAGGCACAATACAGAACAGCCAGATTGCTGAAGAACTCGCACTCCCGCCTGTTAAGATTCACTGCTCAATCCTGGCAGAAGATGCCATCAAAGCAGCCATAGAAGATTATCGTAAAAAACAAGGAGACGTATGAATACTTTGACTTATAGATCAGCCTCAGAAATAAACTCAGCCATGCTGGGTGTTTACAACAACATGTTCTTGGCAGTGATCAATTCAATGTTGGTCAGCTTGCTGGTAGCTTCGAGTCCAGCCTTGATGCAGTTCTTGTTCACAGGAGCAATGAAGTGGATTGTGATATTTGCACCCTTGGCAGTTATTTTGTTCTTGACTTTTGGCATGGAAAAAATGACCCGGCCTCAGGCACAATTGGCCTTGCATAGTTTTGCCGCACTCATGGGTGTGAGCTTTGCCACTATCTTTGTGGTGTTCAACATTGGCAGTATTGTTGGTGCGTTCATGGCCGCGGCTGTGTTGTTTGCTACCATGAGCTTTTATGGCTACTTTACCAAACAAAGTTTGGATAGCTTAGGCAAGTGGATGTTTGTGGGCTTGATTGCTATTATCATAGCATCAATTATCAATATCTTTATTGGTAGCAGTGTAGCACAAATGACCATATCAGCCTTGGCCATCATTGTGTTCCTAGGACTCACTGCCTATGACACACAAAAGATTCGTGAGTTGGTTTCAGTAGACAGCAATGGCAACACTGAAGTCATTGGTGCCCTGACCCTGTATCTAGACTTCATCAACTTGTTCTTGAACTTGCTACAGTTGTTGGGCGGACGCAAGGAATAAGCAACAAGCAATGATTTCAGTCACTGAATCTGCAACCAAAAAGATACAACAACAACTGCAACGTCGCGGGCACGGTCTGGGCATTCGCATAGGAGTAAGAACCACTGGTTGCTCTGGGCTTGCTTATGTGTTAGAATATGTTGATACATTAAATCCTGGTGACGATGCAGAATTACATGATGGATTCAGTGTGATAGTAAACAAAAAAGATCAACCATATCTACAAAATTTACAGATTGATTATGTGCGTCAAGGTCTTAATGAAGGCTTTGAATTTAATAACCCCAACGAAAAAGATCGCTGCGGCTGCGGTGAATCATTTAGAATTTGAAAACAAAATTTAAACAGGCCTACATGGCCACAGCCAAGATATTCGCTGAACTCAGTCATGCTCGTAGACTGCATGTGGGTGCTATCATTGTCAAAGATGACAGAATTATTAGCATTGGCTACAACGGCATGCCCGCAGGCTGGGATAACGATTGCGAAACAGTGGTTGAACAGCACGAAGATGGCGGGCAAGTTCTCAAAACCAGACCCGAAGTGCTACACGCTGAAACCAATGCCATAGCCAAGTTGGCCCGATCCAGCGACAGTGGGCAAGGTGCTGATATTTTTATCACTCATGCTCCTTGTTTGGACTGTGCTAAATTGATTTACCAAAGCGGAATACGTCGTGTGTACTTTGGCCACGCCTATCGTGACACAGCCGGCGTTGACTTTCTCAAAAACTCCAACATACAAGTCGAGCAACTAGATGTTTAATCCCAAATTTACCTACACTCCTGTGCCCAGAGTAGAAGTCAACGGCAAGCGTTTTTATGCCACACCCGACGGCAACAAATTGCCTAGTGTGACCACTATTCTGGACAAAACCAAACCTGCTGAAAAAGTACAGGCACTCAACGAGTGGCGCAAGCGAGTGGGCACAGAACGTGCTCAACAAATTACCACTGAAGCTGCCAATCGTGGCACACGCATGCACACCTATCTAGAACACTATGTAAAAAATGGTGAGCTAAAAGACCGTGGCACAAACCCATTTGGCTGGGCCAGTCATGCCATGGCAGAAACTGTGATCACGCAGGGCATTGTCAACAGAGTCAACGAGTTCTGGGGTTATGAAGTTCCGCTGTATTTTCCCAGTGTATATGCAGGCACCACAGATGCCGCAGGTGTACACCTAAACAACGAAGCGATATTGGACTACAAACAAACCAACAAGCCCAAACGTCGTGAATGGATTGAAGATTACTTCCTACAGCTCTGCGCCTATGCAGAAGCACACAATGAGCTACACGGTACTGCTATCAAAAAGGGTGTTATTTTGATGTGCGTCAAACCCGAAGTAGACGACATGGGCAATGTTATTACACCGCCGGAATACCAGGAATTTGTGCTGGAAGGCGCAGAATTTGAACAATATCGACAGCTATGGTGGAAACGTGTGGAGCAGTATTATCTGCTAAATACGTGATCGGAGATCATTAGATGGCTATTGTACAAATATCAAGAATTACCCAACGCAAAGGGCTACAAGAAAACTTACCACAATTGGCTGGTGCTGAATTTGGCTGGTCAATTGACGAGCGCAGATTGTTCATTGGCAATGGCACACTACAAGAAGGTGCGCCTGTTATTGGCAACACAGAAATTCTCACTGAATTTTCCGATATTTTAGAATTCCAAACCACCTATACCTACAAGGGTGAAGCCGCTGGCTACATAGTACAAACAGGTGTCACACCCAGTTCTCCAGTGACACAGAGCTTGCAATCATGGTTGGATCAATTTGCCACAGTCAAGGACTTTGGAGCCACTGGTGACGGTGTCACTGATGACACAGATGCTATCAACCGAGCTCTTTATCAACTGTACTGTAGAGAAGTCAATCCACAGATACGTAGAAGTTTGTTTTTCCCAGCTGGTGTTTACAAAATCAGCGGCACTATCATTATTCCTCCTTTTGCTACCTTGGTAGGAGAAGGTCCTGACAATTCCGTGATTCAAATGGCCCCAGGCGATGATTCAGCCTTGCGAGCCTACGTGGCCCGCACTGGTGACAGTTTACAGCAAACAGGTGTAAACATTGGTCTCAATGGTGCACTACCTCCACAGTATGTCACTGTGAGCAATCTTGGTTTTACATCATTGGACGATACGCTTGATGTGTTCCTAGTTGATGCAGCCACAAAGTGTAATTTCACTAATGTACAGTTTGCTGGTCCTAGAACCAACTCATCGCTGACCACAGATTCAGATGCCACTCGGTGTGTTGATTTCAGCAGCACACCCATATTGGCCTGCAACAACATTGTGTTTGATCGTTGTGAGTTCACAGGCACAACCTACGGCATTGAAACCAACAATGAAATTCAAGGAATCACTGTGGCAAACAGCAAATTTGAAACCTTGTATCAGGGTATTTCTTTGGGCTATCCATCTCCAGTGGACAATGGTCCCACAGGGTTCCGAATTTTACATAACTTCTTCAATGACATCTACGCAGAAGGTATTGTGTTTGGTCAAGTAAGTTTAAATGCCACTGGTTATAATATTTTTTATGATGTAGGCAATCATTTTGCAGGCACACTAAATCCTGCAACACCGGTCATTAGATTTACTGCTGACAACAATATCAGCGTTGGCGACATGTTTGAACGCAGTGATGATTATGCCATAGTATATCAGCGAATTGAGCTTGGAAATAGCATCAGCATTGGCTTTGTCAATGGCAAACAGTTGCAAATGGGTGCTCATGTTATTGAATCTGGCCAAACCGCAGTGTTGACAAACAATACCACAGATGATCTATTCTCATTTGATGCTGCCAATGCACTTGGTGTTCAAGTCACTTACACAGCACGTCGAGACACTGGTGTCAGAGTAGGAACATTCCGTGTCACAATTGAAGATGGTTCTGCTGTGGCCTACGACGATGATTACACTGCCAATGAAAACATTGGTTTGACACTGTCAGCTGCACAAGTTGGCGATGTGGTCACTGTGAGCTATACCACCACAGACACTAATCCAGATCTTGACGGATCAATTTCTTATTCAACCACTTACTTCCAACTCTGATGTGGCCTGCTGACTTTGCTGGTAGACTGGAGTCGTGGAATCGTCTACGGGATCAAACTCAAACTCTTTCTGCAGAACAAGCTCTGGAGAAAATCAATTCCTGGTGGTTTGATGCACCATGGAAACCCTATTATCTACACTGGGATGACATTCAAACCTGGCCCGATCCTTGGCAACTTTTGAGCGATAACTACTATTGCGATATTGCAAGAGCCCTGGGAATCCTGTATACTATAACTTTGTTGGATCGTGCAGATTTAGGCGATGCAACGCTGGTTTTGACTGAAACTGGTGATAATTTAGTCCTAGTGGCAAAATCAAAATATATACTTAATTGGGACCGAGATACAATTGTAAATACCATCCAAGCAGTAAATTTCAAGAAGCAGTTGACACAATCGGCAGTAAAACAGCAGTACCTATAAAAACATACGGAAGTTAAATGACGCAGATTACAGTAGTTAAACGTAGTGGGCAACGTGAGCCTCTTCATATTGAGAAGTGGCAAGCCCAGGTAGCAAAAGTCTGTAAAGGAATTGCAGACGTCAGTCAATCCATGATTGAAATCAAAGCACAACTACATTTCTATGATGGCATCCGCACAGAAGAAATTGATGGCATCACTTTACGTGCTATAGTAGATCTAATTGACGTAGAACAAAATCCAGATGTGGGACATACTAACTATCAGTATGTGGCCGGCAAGCAACGTTTATCAATGTTGCGCAAAGATGTCTACGGACAGTATGAGCCGCCTCACCTCTATGAGATTGTGAAGAAAAATGTGGCCGTGGGTCTTTACACTCCGGAACTTCTTGAGTGGTACACTGAAGAAGACTGGAATCGCATGAATGATATTATCGATCATGAAAAAGACGAACAGTATTCTTATGCGGCCATTGAACAGTTGATTGAAAAATATCTTGTTCGCAACAGAGCCACCAAGGAAATCTATGAAACACCTCAAGTGCGATACATGGTTGCGGCAGCCACTGTGTTCCATCGCGAGGAACCTAATGCCGCTAGAATGCGCTACATCAAAGAATATTACAACGCGGCTAGTGACGGTCTTTTTACTTTGGCTACTCCTGTGTTGGCTGGATTGGGTACGCCTACTAAGCAGTTCTCAAGTTGTGTACTCATTCGTAGCGATGATGATCTTGACAGTATTTTTGCTTCGGGAGAAATGATGGCCAAGTATGCCAGCAAGCGAGCTGGCATTGGTCTAGAGATTGGTCGTTTACGCCCACTGGGTAGTCCCATTCGCGGTGGCGAAATCATGCACACAGGTATGATTCCATTCTTGAAGAAGTGGTTTGGAGATCTACGCTCATGTTCACAAGGAGGAATTCGCAATGCATCTGCTACTGTATTTTATCCTATATGGCATCATCAGTTCGACGATCTTATTGTACTTAAAAACAACCAAGGTACTGAAGAAACTCGAGTGCGACACATGGATTACGGAGTCGTATTAAATGCCATGTTCTGGCGCAGATTCAAAAATCGTGAGAACATCACATTTTTTGATCCCAATGAAGTACCTGATCTGTATGAAGCGTTTTATCGCAACACAGAATTGTTTGAAGAGCTGTATGTCAAGTATGAACGTCGTACGGACCTACGCAAGAAAGTTATGTCAGCTGAAGAAGTATTCAAGGGTGGCATCTTAAAAGAACGCACTGACACTGGTCGTATCTATCTTGTGTATGTAGACAACGTGATGAATCAAGGACCTTTTGATCCTGAAATTCATACCATTTATCAGAGTAATCTTTGCTGTGAAATCCTACTACCTACAAAACCATTCAAGAGACTGGACGACGAAGAGGGCCGAATTGCTCTTTGCACCCTGGGGTCCATTAACTGGGGTGCCTTCCGCAATCCTGAGGACATGCGTCGTGCTTGCCGCATACTCCAGCGTAGCCTTTGCAATATTTTGGATTATCAAGATTTCTTGAGTATTCAAAGTAAACTAAGCAATGATGAGATTCAACCCTTGGGCATTGGTGTCACAAATCTTGCTTACTGGCATGCCAAGCGCAGTTTACAGTACGGTGAGAAGGATGCCTTGCACGAAGTCAAGACATGGATGGAGCATCAGGCATTCTACTTGACAGAAGCCACAGTTGAACTGGCCAAAGAACGTGGGCCATGCTTACACAGTGAAAAGACACGTTATGGTCAAGGCACATTCCCATGGGAATTACGTGCCCGTGGTGTCAACGAACTAACAGACTTTACTCCAGAACTAGACTGGGAAACACTGAGAACCAACATGAAACAATATGGTGTACGCAATGCCACATTGATGGCAGTGGCACCTGTGGAAAGTTCCAGTGTTGTTATCAACTCAACCAATGGTATTGAAATGCCCATGAGTTTGATCACTGTCAAAGAAAGCAAAGCAGGAAGTCTTACACAGGTTGTTCCAGAGTATCACAAGTTGAAAAACAAATATCAGTTGATGTGGGAACAGAAAGACTGTGATGGTTATTTAAAAACAGCCAGTGTTATTGCTGCCTATGTTGACCAAAGTATCTCGACCAACACATTCTACAATCCTGCGCACTTTGCGGATCGTAAAGTACCAACTACATTGATTGCCAAGAACTTGATGAAAGCACATCATTGGGGATTGAAAACATTCTACTACAGTTTGATCAACAAGGCAGGCAGTAAGTCAAACAACACACAACCTAACAATGTTCAAGCAATGAAGCCCGTTGATTATGACGATGCGGAAGATTGCGAAAGTTGCAAATTATAATTTAGGAAATACAATGAAGAAAAGAAATTACACACCAGAAACAGTAAAGAAATTACAAGGATCAGTTCAAGTAGAACATACATTGGCCAAACGTGGTGCAAAGAAGTTGCGTGAGTTGCTGGCCACAGAAGCATTTGTACCAACCCTGGGCGCCTATGTAGGACAACAAGCGGTGCAACATGTCAAGGCCGGACTCAAAGCAATCTATTTGTCAGGATGGCAAGTAGCAGCTGCCAACAACACAGCCAACACCACATACCCTGATCAAAGTTTGTATCCAGTGAACTCTGTACCCACAGTGGTCAAAGGAATCAACAATGCTTTCCGCAGAGCTGACCAGATGCAGACATTGGAAGGATCTGGCAACATTGATTTTTATGCTCCTATTGTAGCTGATGCTGAAGCAGGTTTTGGTGGTGCGTTGAATGCCTACGAGCTAATGTATCACATGATTGAAGCAGGTGCCGCAGGCGTTCACTTTGAAGATCAATTGGCTTCAGAAAAGAAATGCGGTCACCTTGGCGGTAAAGTACTTGTACCAACACGTCAAATGATTCGTACACTCAATGCCGCAAGACTCGCTGCTGATGTAGCAGGAGTAGACACAGTTATCATGGCTCGCACAGACGCTGAAGCCGCAACACTTATTACCAGCGACATTGATCCAGCAGATGCACCATTCATTGATGGCACACGCACAGAAGAAGGTTTTTATGGATTCAAGAACGGCATCGATGCTTGTATAGCACGTGGCTTGGCTTATGCTCCTTATGCTGACCTGTTGTGGTTTGAAACATCTACTCCAGATTTGGCACAGGCTCGCAAGTTTGCTGATGCTATTCATGCTGTGTATCCAGACCAGATGTTGGCCTACAACTGCTCACCAAGTTTTAACTGGCGCAAGTTTCTTACAGAAGATGAATGTGCTCAGTATCAAATTGAACTAGGTAAACTAGGCTACAAGTTCCAGTTTATTACATTGGCTGGTTTCCATAGTGTTAACCTTGCTACATTTGAATTGGCAGAAGCATATCGAGCACGTGGTATGGCTGGTTATAGTGAAATGCAACAGCGTGAATTTGCAGCCGGCGAACGTGGCTTTACCACAGTCAAACATCAAAGCGAAGCAGGTGTTCCATACTTTGATGCCATTGCCACAGCAGTTGGCGCAACATCAACAGCAGCCATGGCCCACTCAACAGAAACGGATCAATTCTAATGAGCAAACAACAATACGATTTAAATACCAAAACCGATTATCTCAATCGCAAGATGTTCTTGGACCCAGCTGGTCCTGTGACCATTCAACGATTTGAAGAAGTCAAGTACAACAAGATTGTAAAGTTTGAACAAGAAGCACGTGGTTTCTTTTGGATTCCGGAAGAGATCAGTCTAACCAAGGACGCCGCAGATTTCAAAGATTCTTCAGATACTGTGCGACACATCTTTACGTCGAACTTGTTGCGCCAAACAGCATTAGACAGTTTACAAGGTCGAGGTCCAAGTCAAATCTTTACTCCGGTTGTGAGTCTGCCCGAACTAGAAGCTCTGGTGTATAACTGGACATTCTTTGAAACCAACATTCACAGTCGCTCTTACAGCCATATCATTCGCAACATCTACAACGTGCCCAAGGAAGTATTCAACACTATCCATGACACTCAAGAGATTATTGGTATGGCATCAAGCATCGGCAAGTATTATGATGACTTGCACGTTATCAACTGCCGCAAAGAAGCAGGTGAAAAGATTGATGAGCGTCAACACGTCCGAGCCATTTGGTTGGCACTGAACGCATCATACGGATTGGAAGCATTCCGCTTTATGGTATCATTTGCCACAAGTTTGGCCATGGTAGAGAATCGTATCTTTATCGGCAACGGCAACATCATCAGCCTAATTCTACAAGATGAAATCTTACACAAAGAATGGACAGCTTTCTTGATCAATCAAGTGGTCAAAGAAGATCCACGATTCAAAGCTGCACAGGTTGAGTGCGAAGAAGAAGTGTATCAAATGTACATGGATGTTATACGTGAAGAAAAGCAGTGGGCTGATTACCTGTTCAAGAAAGGTCCTGTGATTGGTCTCAATGCCAACATTCTCAAAGACTTTGTGGACTACACAGCCGCAGGTGCGTTGAAAGAGATTGGTATCAAATACCAAACGCCAGCACCAAAGACAACGCCTATTCCGTGGTTCAACAAACACGTTAATACCAGCAACAAGCAAACAGCACTGCAGGAAAATGAATCCACTAACTATGTTATTGGTATCATGAGCGACACGCTTGACTACGAGGCATTGCCTAGTTTATAATACAAATCAAAGGAGTTAATAATGAAAGCCATAGTATGGAGTAAGCATCACTGTCCTTTTTGCGATCAGGCCAAAGCCCTGCTCAAAATGAAAGGTGTAGAGATTGAAGAACGCAACATCAATGAAGACTGGACCAAAGAACAGTTATTAGAAGCTGTACCAACAGCCCGAACAGTACCGCAGATTTTTTTGGATGATCAACACATCGGCGGTTTTACAGAACTCAAACGACATTTTGAAAGCAAACAATGAACGTAGAAAAAGAACTAATTTATACCATTAAAATTGCCAACGGCGACGAAGTTGTGACCAAAGTAGTAGACATCGATGCTGACGGAAACTACATTATCAGCAAACCACTCACAGTGGTACCGGGCCCACAAGGTATCCAAATGATCATGAGCTTGTTTACTGCAAATCCTGACAAAAACTTCTCACTAAATAAAAGTCAATGCTCAATGATTGCCTTGGCTCGTGACGAAGTTCGCGACAGCTACATTGAAGCAACCACAGGAATCAAGCCTGTGTCAAGCAAGATTTTAATGGGTTAAAACAATGGCAGGAAAGGCGCAAAGACAAGGTGATCCTAACTTAGGTGGAGGATTGATAACACGAGGAGATAGCTCGGTGTTGATCAACGGGCGCCCTGCTGCCACACCGGGTTCTTTGGTGACGCCTCATCCGCCTTGTGGTCCCAAAGCTCCGCAACACTGTGCAGCATTTACCCGTGGCGGCAGTCCAAGTGTGTTGGTAAATGGCAAACCTTTGTTGACCAGCAGTGACAAAGATACCTGTAGTCATGGTAGATCGTCAAGTGGAAGTCCTAACGTGGTAGTTGGTCGATGACAGTACTGGGCACACTGAGTGCAATTAATCTCACTGCTGCCGCTGGTTTGTTGGGCAACGTTGGTGGTGTTGCACTTGGCGCCAACCTGAATCTAACATCAAACATCACGGCCTATACCAATGTTGGAGTAGTAAATCAATTTGCCAACGTGGCCTCATCAGGCTATGTTTCTATCAACATTGTGGCCAATTCATTTCCGGCCTTGACCAATGCTGTGCCAACAGCATACCAGGGCGACATCGGCAGTGGAACGTTGACTTCGATTGTGACAGCACAGATCAATCAGATCATGTGCAACGGTGACCTAGGACAATTTGATCAGGTATTTTCCACAGCAGATGGTTTTGTTTTTACCAACAATCAGTTGATAAAAAGTGCAATCAATGCCAACAATTCAAACGTCACAACAAACTATACCAATCAAGACAATATCATAACTGGCGAGCTCAGCGATCTCACTTTGGCATTTGTGCCTTTCAGCAACGACCTTGCTAGACTTGGTATTTTGATAAATTTTGAAAACCTAGATAACTTTGGAACTCCGGCGGCAATACTACAACAGATTGGTACCTATAGTTATAGTGTTCCTTCTCTGAACACTGCATTGATCAATGCTGGCTTACCTGAAGACAAAGTCAACGATCTTGCCAATGCAACTTTCACTGATGCTGAACAGAAATTGATCTATCAGGCCATGACCACTATCACAGGTGGCGACCTAGTAGAAATATTAAAGCTATTAAAAATAACCACTCCTGGTTTGACAGTGATGTCAGACTTGTTGAACCCTGTGAAAATATTTCCAGAAAGTTTTGTCACGTTCACAGCACCCACAGTCAATGGACTACGAGCCATATACTTGAATTCTGCAGGCACAGTAAACTCGGCATTGGAAACTGAATTGCCAGCTGATGTTCTAGTAGCATTGCAAGGCACTGTGTCTCCGACTATGACTTATGCTCGTTTGAGAAAAATCATACCAGCTGATCAAGCCTTGGCCAGCAAAGCTATATCGGTAGCATTGATTCAAGTCAAAACAATTTTCAACACCAGCGGTCCAAGATTGGCCACAGCCACACAAGGATTAGAAACCAACAAAGGATTGAATCTAATCAATTCTTTTACTGCACCTTGTCCACCGGATGTATTGGCTTATTTTAAAAATACCTTTGCTACTGGCACAGGTCCCAACGGGATATTGTTGCTTACTGATGTGATTGGAACACCATCGGGTTATATAATCACAGATGCATTTAGCAATACTATCGCTGTGTTGAACACTATGACCACAGCAGGAACATTTGCCAACTTGACCAACAGTTTCAATGGTGTGTACACAGTGATGGCCAATACCATTGCTGGCAACTACACCACAGTCATTGAAGTATCTCCTGGAGATCCCATGGCAGATCCTCCAGTACCGCCCACATACTCTTACACAATCACGATTCCGGCAGGTCTTCCAGCCTCAGGAACCTATGGTCCGTTTGGCTCAAACGATCAAGCACTCACAGCGGCATTTGTAAACCTCAACGCCAACATGGTGGCCAATGTCAACTCCATTGTGAGCTTGAATTCAACCTTGGTAGGAAACACTAATACCAATTGGAACGCAATTGCGGCACAGGTCAACAACGTTCAGGTAAATCTGATATTGTCCAACATAGACTTTGCCAATCTTGTACCCAATACTCAACCCACTGGCATAGCAACTAATTTGGCAGGCTATGGTTTGGATACCAACGAAGGCGGCGCTGCCTTTATTTTGGAAAGTCTTGCAACCAACACACAAGGTGGACAGGCCATTATCTCTACCATGCGAGAAGCCAGAAACCAAGTACGGTTAAGCACAGCCGGCATAGAAACCACAATCATAATCAGCGACGAAGTACCAGAACCTCAGGCTCAACTCAGCAATGGACAATACACTGTTTCTGAAGCCGCAAATCAAAAAATTATTTGACATCTAACCTTAATTGTTTTATACTGTTTAAAACAAGGAGAAACCATGACTCAAGAAAAAGAAAATCAACAACCTCAATTTAACAATCCGGCTCAAGACATGACCTATGCTGTTTACAAAATGTATCAAGACTATTGGAAACAACAACAACAGGCCACACTACAGTATTGGACCGAAATCATCCGATCAACTTACAATCCTTGGAAATAATGGACGAACAAGATATCAACGAAGCCTACGAAATTGTGGGCAGGGTCACACATACTTTGTGTGAAGATTTTGACGCACTGGCAGTGGCCGCGGTACTCATGGTCATGGGCATGCGTATCTACAAAACTGTGTTGGATGATGCGTCTTACCGCCAAATCATACAAGATGTTGTGGATCGACAAGACAAAGTGTTTCCACTGGAAGCACGGAAAACAAGGGGCTTTGACTAAAAACCTTTAAGAATCAATGACTTACGCAGGGGCATTTTTGGCTTGACCAGAAATGCCTTTTTTGCTATACTAACAGCACAGTAAGAAAGGTTTTGTTGTGTTTCAAAATGTTAGAATTGTCAATGGTGAACAGCTCAATGAGTTCGAAATTATCAAAGTTGCAGATTATATGCATCGGCATTATCCAGAAGTTCATTATACTATGACACCGGGCAATAATTGTATTTGGGTTTATTATGGTTCAATCAATCAATACTTTATTTTTCGCGATGGTGGCATCGCAGATATACAAATTGACTGAGGTTGACCAGAATTTACCGTTTTGTTATAATATGGACATAGAGTTAGAAAAAGGAGTAGTATGAATCAGTATGTAGTCAAGGCCACGGGCCAAATTTTAGCGGTATTAGCGTTTGCTGTGGTATGTGCCACAATCACCGCATCATTTTTAAATTATTTCAACCCAACACCCACACAGATTTTGACAGTGTTGGCCATTGGATGTCTTGTTTATACATTTTACAACCTGGTCATGCTACAGGCCAGTATCCTAGAAGGTCGTGATCGTCTTAACTCAAAGGAGTAATCATGGGATTTGAAAAAACTGTTCTCAACACAATCCGACAAGTTGAGCCTGAAGTAGAAGCCTACTTTTATTCAGGTACTTTGTTCTACACAGCCACTGAGGCACAGAGTCGTAGAATCTTCAGTGAACTGTTTCGTCAACAAAGCGGTCAGGTAGAAATTCACCGAGTTGGTGCAGAGTACGCCATTGACTTTGTGGGTTCTGTAGAAGAAGTCTACAGTCCTTACTTGGGCGCCGTGTGATTGTTTTACACATCATAGTGATGTTGGCCGGACTTTGGTGGGCCAAGGGTTGCTTTGATCGAGAGCAAGAGTTTTGGGGCTGGATGAACTTGTTTGCCAGCAGTCTTAATCTAGCAGTGGTTTTGGACATGTTATTATGAACAAAGATACAAATTTTAGAACATGGTTGCGACAGCTATGGGCAGAGAACTGCGTGGAGCGAGATGAGTTTGGCGAACTGCCTTACACCCAAAGCGAGTATTTTCAAAAGTACAAATGGTGGCTAAGACGTGAGTTCCGGCATCGTCAAAAAGTCTAGCTATTCGCATCACGGACCTTGGCGACCTTGGTTTGCATGGCGTCCGGTCCGAACAGTTTCAGATCAAACAGTTTGGTTTCGCTGGATATACCGACGTAATGCATGGTATCTTATGCGTAGATACCAAGCAAATCAATACGCAACCATGCTGGATTTGCTAAAAAGTCCTTGAAAATCAATGACTTAGCAACAGTTTAAAACGGTTGACCAGAAATAGCCGATTTGCTATAATATTACTATAGTGTTAAAAAAGGAGCTAAAATGACAACTTTGAATTATACAGCAGAAGAAATCCGTGCTATCGTAGCCGAAGCCAAAGCAGAAGCAAAGAAAGCCGCTGATGAATACTTCCAAACCAAGCTAGGTGGGCAAGATCAGTATGCTTGTGGTTTTGCCTGGGTAAACATCTTTGGCATCAAAGGCAACACCAAGTTGGGTCGTGCCATGAAAGAAGCTGGTATTCGTCAAGATTATACCAAAGCATTTAGTATCTGGAATCCCAGTGAACACGGTGCTCAAAACATTGACACCAAAGAAGCCGGCGCCTATGCCGCTCAAAAGGTGTTTGAGAAATATGGTTTCCGTGCCTATGCTGGTAGCCGACTAGATTAACAAAGGTAGTAGGGCGATGCCGTCCTTGGGAACCTTAATGCCCAAAACGAGAAGCAAGTCAATTTCGCCGGTTTTGACTCTAAATAAAACCGGCACATTTACCAATTGGTTGACCAGAAATAACCAAAATGTTATAATATTACATATAGTTAGAAATTAGGAGCTGAATATGTATCCAGAATTAGACGATAAAGAACAAGTAGTACGGGCATTGAAGGGCCCACAGTTTGATCGCAAGTGTCATGGCAGTTTGTTTGATCGCGGATCAGCTGACAGCTATTATAGTCGTAGACAAAGACCGCACTGGTGGCCTGAGGGCACCGGACATGGTCAAGAAGTCACTGAACTCACCGATGCTGAGATTGAAGAATACATGGCTGGTTATGCCTGGAATGAATTACACGGCGACAAAAAGTCGTGGGACTAAGGAGCAACTATGGAACCAAATCGCAAAATTGATCCCAAACAGTTTTACAGCAGTATTCGTATGACCATGAACAAGAAAGACATCATGACTTTTGTGTCTGGACTACATGACATGCAAGAAGCCATGATTGAAGAATTAGTCAGTCGCAAAGAGAAACAGGGCTTCCCAGAAGCTACTCAAGTGATTGATCACATCAGGAGCATGTAATGGGTCTGGACATGTATGCCTATGCGGCTGCCAATGAAAAACAGTATGAGCAATACTGGGAAAATGGTGAGTATGATCCTGACACCAAAGATTATGTCAATCCCACAGTGAACAAGCCCAAAGAGTTGGCCTACTGGCGCAAGCATCCAAACCTGCATGGCTGGTTCCATCGAGAATGGGAAAGTCAAGGCAACACCGGAGAATTCAATGGTGACCAATTGGAAATCACTTGGGACATGTTGGAACGACTGGAGTCGGCAGTGGTCAATGGAGAACTTCCGGCCACCTCAGGATTCTTCTTTGGCGACGGTGCTGACGATTACTATCTTGCTCAAGATTTAGAATTCATCAAACAAGCTCGTGCAGAACTGTTTCTAGGACTGCGTGTATTTTATAACTCCAGCTGGTAGTAAATATAATGACAACAGAACCATATGTAGATGCACCGTCGAAGGTTATTATTCCTCGATTAGATGACTATGAAGGATTGAAATTGGCCGCCGACTGGATACGCGACCTCGAGAGCAGTGACAGTAGGCTCCACAAAGAACAGGTAATTGAAAAAGCCTACATGGCGTCCAAGTTGGGATCGGCCAATGCACAATGCTTTTTGTTCAATTGCTACTTGGCCTACAACCCCTATTATATCTACAATGTCAAACAAGTTCCTGAAACTCAAGGGCTGGTAGATAGACCCAATCCATGGCCACGTTTTTGGGCCTTGTTAGAAGCTCTACGCACTCGAAGCCTGTCAGGTCATGCGGCACGTCGTACCATTGAAGAAACAGCAGAACTGTTTGATTCAGAAGAATGGAATGGGCTGGCACGCAGAGTCATGATCAAGGATCTACGCTGTGGTATTTCAGAAAAGACCTTGAACAAAGTTCTTAAAAATTCAGAGTGGGCAATTCCTGTGTTTGCTTGTCAGTTGGCCACAGACTCAAACGATCATCAAAAGAAAATGACAGGCCACAAACGTCTAGAAGTCAAACTAGATGGTGTGCGTGTGTTGGCTGTGGTTGGTGCGGCCACTGTGTTGTACAGTCGCAATGGCAAACCTTTTGAAAACTTTCCGCAGATTGCTGAAGCCATTGCCAAAATCAGTCATCGATTGAGAACAGGCTACGGTGCCAGTGGACGTTTTGTGTTGGATGGTGAGATTGTGGGCGAAAGTTTTCAACAACTCATGCGTCAAGCACATCGTAAAACAGATGCTGAAACTGAAGGCATGGTGTTCAACATTTTTGATATCATTCCTATAGATGATTTTGAACGTGGATTTTGGAATGCTCAACAACGCAAGAGAACTGCTTGGTTGGAAACAGTTCGTGAAACAATTGAATCAGAAAATTGTCTTCGAATCATGCCGGGTGTGAATGTTGATCTAGACACAGCAGAAGGGCACGATGTTATGCGTCGTTTTGCCAATGATGCTGTGGTACAAGGGTTTGAAGGTATCATGATCAAAGACATTGAAGCACCTTATGAATGTAAGCGTAGCAGTTTTTGGATGAAGTGGAAACCAACCATCAGTGTAGACCTGACTGTGATTGGCATGGAAGAAGGCACAGGTCGCAATGCCGGACGTTTAGGCGCATTTATTTGTGAAGGAGTTGACAATGAACGACACATTCGTGTTAATGTTGGTAGCGGTTTGTCTGATAGCGATCGCGACGTTTTCTGGACCGGTCGCAATAACATACTTGGTCACTTGGTTGAAGTCCAAGCTGACGCAATCACGCAAAACCAAGACGGATCGTACAGTTTGAGATTTCCTCGATTCTTGAGATTCCGTGATTTTGATGCTGGAGAAAAACTATGATCAACGTTTGGATAGCACTGCGTAATCCTTTTAAGGCTCAACCGTTTCGTGCTGTTTGGAGTTATGAAAAACAGTTGACTTCAAACAAAAGTCTAGAACTACAGATCAGTAGATATGCTTTCAATTGGTTGGAAGTTCAAATCGATCTCAATTGGCGTCAAACTGATCATGCTGGACCTTGGGTTATGTTAAATTTGTTTGGTTGGCAGTTTGATGTTAGAATTTATGATCGCCGACACTGGAATGACGAAACTGATACCTGGGGTTATTGACACAAAAATCAAGAGGTGCTATAATGAACATAATCATAGCAGGTTTAATTATAATAGCAGTTGGAATGTTGGTAGTTTATATTGTTTGTCGCATCTGCGAAATGTTTGGAGAATAACATGATTCAACGCAAGGAATGGTTGCACTACATCAAGTGGCGCATCAAAAAGTTTTTAGAACGTCGTAATATCAAATGGCAACCTTAGTCATAGCGCCCAACAGCGACTATGACAATCGCATGGAAATTGAAATGGACACACCTGACCAATCAAAAATAAATTTCAGATCCGAACTGGAACCCAACACTATACAACTATATGCACAAGGCTGTGAAATGCTTCGTGTTGCACAAGACGGATTTTATGTGCGTGGAGTAAAGGTTCCTGCAGATGATCAAGAAGCTGTGGCAGTGTACAATGCATTCAAGCAGTGGATGGCCTGGAACGTGTTAGAAAGAGCATGATGTCTGAAAAGAAACCAAAAATAGTATTTGCACCAGGCTGTTTTGACAACCTAGATGTTTCGCAAGATGAACTAGACGAGATTGTGGAAATGCTGACTGAGTTGGCAGAGTCAGGCGAACTAGAAGCCAGCAGTCGTGTGTTGACCGACGAAGACATTGAAGCCATGGACGATGATGAAATTGAACTACTGTTTCAAGCACTCAACAGAGAACCAAGGAAACTACAATAATGGCAACTAAAAAACAAAAAGAAGAGTTGATTGCAACTCTTAAATTTACACCATGTACCTATCAAATTTACATCGGTGGCTACGGTGGTGAAGCCTATGCTGGCAAAGTAGATCGTGCTGTGTACGATTACTTCAAACAAAAGCGAATTGACATTGAGCAGTATGCCAACGATTGGGATGATTTGTTTGGAGATGTGCCACGTGAGCTACAGCCATTCAGTCCAGGTAGCCCATACGATTGCGACAATTTGTTCCATGCATCAGGTGCAGAACTATCTAACTTGAACGAAATTCAAGTCAATGATGAGCACGGCAATGAGCACTGGACCTGTGCCGCAGGCCTAAATGAACTAGAAGATGCTGGAGTCACTGTAAACGAACACGGTGGTTGCGACTTTGATGACTTGCCAGAAGATACTGTGGTCCACTGGGGCGGTCAAGGCGAGAAGGGCACATTCTTTGATGGTGAGATTGAGCTTAAAGCACCGTTTGATCCAAAGAAACTCACAGTCAATTATGAGAACTGTGATGGATGGTGGATCATTAACTATGTTGAATATGATGGTGTTGAGATTGATGGCACAGGTGGATACAGTACCACAGGCAAGTGGAACGAAAACAAGTGGGTGCTTTGCAATGGTGAAGAAGTATATCAAGGCGAAGAGCGAAGCGAAGATGACGATGAAGAAGATGATGCCGAAGATGAAGCACACGAAACCGGCACAGATGATCCGGTTGACTTTCCAGAAAGTGCTTGTACCAGCGAAACTTGGGATCCTGCAGAAGAACTAGATAAAATCTCAGAAGCTATGATGACTGAGTGGTACCCGGTAGATGTCAAGCCTGTGCGCAAAGGCACATACGAGTGTGAATTGCTGGTTGCTACTTGGCCATGGCCTGCTGTTAATAGATATGAATGGACTGGTCGTTCATGGAAAGATTCTGAAGGCAACAAAGTCAAGGGTATTAAACAATGGCGTGGGTTAAATGTAGACCCTGATGCAATTACTTTTGACTGTGAATGTGTACAGTGTGATTGGCAAGGTACTGTGGACGAATGCAATGATTGGGATGGGCAGATGTGCTGTCCTGAATGTGGCGAACCAGTGGAGTTTAAATAATATGAAGATATTGAAATTTCTACAGTGGCAGTTCCGAGACTGTTATAAAAGTGCTCAGTTTTATGCGCTTGTTATATTTCTATTGGCGTTGTTTGCCAAGCTAGGCGGGTGCCCTGATCCTTGGCCGTTCCGTATTATGATAGTGGGTCTTGCTGTCAGTTTGATTGATAGCATTGTCTGGTTTGTTCGATTTCAGTATCGCTTGTATCAAATTGAACAAGAGCGCATTGTTAGAGAATTGAGTCGCAAATGACAGCCATAGCCATAGGATCAATATTTGCAGTTGCATTGTTGGTCATTGTTTGGATTGTAAAAATGTTGCCCGGCGGATGTTCGGGTGATTGTCGCCAAGGTCGTAAAGAGTGTGATCAACCATGCAAGGATGCCAATGCTAAAAGCAATAGACGTAATTAATCAAGCCCGTTATGGTGAACTGTTCAAAGTTCGAGTTCGAGTAGGAGAAACGTTCAGTTTGAAAATGCCAGCACCCTGGGATATTCATGTACGAGATGGCATTTTGGAATGTGCCATTCCTGCTAGGAATCTTGACGAAGCTCGTGTAAAATGTAGAGAAGTCATTGAATCAACTGAATGGGAATATCTATGAACCGGCTGTACCGTATCTCACCGTTGGAAAAGAAAAGTGTAGAATACTTTGTAGATGTCTACGAACAACTACCCGATGGTAGCATACGTGGATTTGATGTCACAGAAACCTGGCGCTGGGGGTTTGGTTTTCGTGAAGAAGATGACCCTGTGTGGCAATCCGAAGCAGAGCGTGTGCGTTGCAACCCGCAGATAGGTTGGGGTTGTGATTTGGACGATCTTGTGTCTGTATATGTAAACTTCAGCGATGGATTTACTGATCAAGAAAAAGAGGAAATTGAATCACTTCTACGTTGGGAATCTGAAGATAAAGATGGACGTTGTGGCACTGGTTGGATCTATGATGGTGACCATAATTGGCAGATCGAAGACGACTGTGTTTATATTCTTGGACCTGTAAAGATTGATTTGGTAGATGCTGATGGCTACGGAGATTCGGCTGTGTTAGAAGAAAATGTTGAACCTTTTCAGCCCGGCACAGTAGAAGCAGGTTGGCCATTCCCTAAAGATTCGGAGCAGGGTGGATGACGCCAGTGTTGCGTGACAGCGTAGAATATCTTTGGTATTCAATCTGGGGCATGATTGCAGGCTGGGGACTGACCACAACAATTTTTGCTGTGGCAGTAGGAGTTTTGGTGATCAAAGTTGTACGTCTTAGCAAACGAGTACAGCAGTTGGAAAATCGATTGATTTCAGCCGAACGTGATTATAACTTGACATTGAACAAATGGTTGAAAAAGTAGAACGCTGTGTGTGCTGTGGACAAACCATAACCGCAGAACAAGATACATTTCAAACTCTCCGAGGCATTCGTGAGATTGTGATCAATGCAGAGCATGGTGGGTTTGGATTGAGTCACGAAGCTGAAATAGAATACCTACGTCGTAGAGGCATTGCATTTAGATTAGAAGATCGAGAAAGTCGTGACAGTACCTTGAGATTTGGACCACAAGTTGTGGTAGAAAACGATGCCCACTGGACTTCAAGAGATATAGCTCGTGACGATCCTGTGCTGGTACAGTTGGTACGAGAATGGGGATCAAAGGCAAACTCGTCCTATGCTGATCTTAAAATTGTGCGTATTCCCGGCAATGTAGAATGGGAAATTAATGAATATGATGGATATGAATGGGTAGCCGAAAAGCACCGAACCTGGAACTAAATATTAAGTTATGATACTAAGTTATTGGACCCTTGCTGTAGCATTATCGTTGAGCCTGATTGCGGCTTGGTATAGTATTGCGGGTCTAGCGGCCATCTTTGCTGCGGCTGTGGTTCCTATCATTATCATGGGCGGTATCATGGAAGTGGCCAAGATCACTGTCACTGTGTGGCTACACGAATACTGGCAATACTGCAAACGTAGCATGAGAATACAGCTCACAGCGTCAGTGGTGTTGTTGATGTTTATTACCTCTATGGGCATTTTTGGATTCCTGTCAAAAGCCCACACTGATCAAGGTCTTGTGTCAGGTGACGTGGGTGCCAAGATTGCAATCTACGATGAAAAAATCAAAACAGCTAAAGACAACATTGAAGCAAATAGAAAAGCACTCACACAGTTAGATTCTGCTGTGGATCAAACCATGAGTCGAAGCACAGATGAACGAGGCGCAGAACGTGCTGTACAGATACGTCGTGGACAAGCCGCAGAACGTTCTAGATTATTAAAAGAAATAGAAGCAGAACAGAAAAAGATTCAAGCACTCAACGAAGAAGCCGCTCCTATCAGAGCAGAAGTTCGCAAAGTTGAAGCCGAAGTTGGTCCAATCAAATACATTGCTGCGTTGATCTACGGTGACAATCCTGACGCCAACTTGTTGGAACGAGCTGTGCGTTGGATGATAGTTATACTTGTTTTGGTATTTGACCCATTGGCCATCATGATGGTCTTGGCCGCAACAGAAAGTTTGAAGTGGGAACGACAATGGCGTGGGCGTAAACCTGACGAAGAGCTAGAACCAGAAACAGATGATCAACCTATAAGGGATTGGTTTGATCGTGCTAGAGAACGTGCCCGCTTTTGGGATCAACAACCCAAACATCAAGAACCAGTTGAACAACCGGTGATAGAATCTGTTGAGCCAGAAACAGACACAGACTATGCTCCTAGTATACCTCCAACAAACCCAGTCAATGAACCTGTTCCTGCTGTCAAGAGCATGGAAGATCTTTCCAAGCGTTTAGATCCATTGCCGGAGCCAGCAAAGGTTGTGGAATACAAAGTGTTGGATGATGTTGATGGCGAGCCGGATATCTTGGATCGTCCTGGTGACTATCTTGATGTCAATGCAGAAAAAGAAGCCATGCGTCGTTGGAAAGAATCCAATCCAGACGCCACTATCAAACATCAAAGAGATTTGCTTGAACAAGGGTTGATCGACCAACTGCCTTGGACCAAGTTGATGCCAGACAATATACCACATTCTGGAGACTTTGTAGGGTTCGGTATTGCTTTCCCAAGTTCGGCCGCCAAGGGCGACATGTTCTTGCGTGTGGATCAATTGCCAAGTGTGTTATACAAATACAATGGCAAGAGTTGGATAGTGGTAGACAAATCACTCAGTGATCAGTATGCCTATGACACTGCCTACATTGATCACTTAATTGAAAAAATTGAATCAGGCGAATATGATCCAGAACTGTTGAGCGCAGCCGAACAAGATCAAATTGAACACAGACTGAAAAACAAATAACATGACAGATACCTCAATTAATCACTGTAGTTTTTGTAGCAAACACAAAGATCAAGTGGGCAAGTTGATTGTGAGTCACAAGGTTGCAATATGCAACGAGTGTGTTGATTTGTGCAGTGGCTTGCTCAAGGATTCTAATATTCGTACTGCCAAGAAAAAAACAACCACAGTAGATCTTGATCCACGACAAATTTATCAATATCTTGACGAATATATCATTGGACAAGACAGTGCCAAGCGAGTATTGAGCGTGGCCATTGCCAATCATTACAAACGAATTTCAAACACAGACAAAGACATAGAATTACAAAAATCCAACATTCTAATGATTGGGCCCACAGGCACAGGTAAAACTCTATTGGCTCGCACAGTGGCACGATATCTTGATGTGCCATTTGTCATAGCTGATGCCACTACCTTGACTGAAGCTGGTTATGTGGGCGATGATGTGGAAAGCCTCATTGCTCGATTGTATGCAGCCAGTGGCAACGATGTGGAACGAACACAGCGTGGAATTATCTTCATTGACGAAATTGACAAGATCAGTCGTAAAAGCGAAGGCTCTACTGTGAGTAGAGATGTGTCAGGCGAAGGTGTACAACAAGCTCTACTCAAACTGGTTGAAGGTACCAAGTGCAAAATACCCACACAGGGCAACAAAAAAATCAACGGGTCCGATACAGTGGAAATTGATACCAGTTGCATTTTGTTTGTGGCCGGCGGTGCGTTTGTTGGCCTGGAAAACATTGTTCGCAATCGAATCAAAGGAACCAGCATTGGATTTGCAGCCGATGTGGCCACAGCTTCAGAAACAGATCTTGGTCAAGTCATAACCGACGATCTAGTAAAGTTTGGATTGATTCCTGAATTTGTAGGACGTTTCCCCAACACAGTTTCTTTGCATAATCTAACCAAAGCACAGTTGATCAACATTTTGACCCAGGTAAAAAACAATTTTGTATCACAGTACAAATGGTTGTTCAACCAGGATGGCATAGAGTTAGAGTTTGATGAGGAAAGTTTAGATCTAATTGCTGAACGCACAATAACCACAAAAACCGGAGCCCGTGGACTACACAGTGAACTAGAGCGAGTGTTGTTGCCACACATGTTTGATCTATCACAGTATCGCAAGCAAAATATCGTACAGGTGGTTATTAATAAAACCCAGGTAAATAATCCGATGACACTTGTACAGGAAAATCAGTGAAACCAATATACGGAAAATCAGTTATAGTCAAAGATGGCAAAGTTGAACAGGCTCTACGCAAGTTCAAGAAAAAGGTCATGGAATCGGGACTGTTGCAGGAATTACGCGATCGCGAATTCTATGAGAAACCTACCACTGCTCGCAAGAGAAAAAAAGCTGCCGCAAAGAACCGTCATCGCAAAGAACTTGCTCGACAAAGTTTGCCAAAAAAATTGTACTAATTCAAAATAAGTGTTATAAATAATCTTGTGACGCCTAATGGGTCACAACATTAAACTTGCTTAATTAAGGAGAATAACATGACAAAACCATCTCAGCTGATCTAGCTATTTTTATCCCAAAATAATCGTTGACACATTGTATCAATGTGTGCTATACTATCTGTTGACACAGATTCTAATTATCTAAGGAGAAAAAATGAAATTAAAACCAATTCGTGACCGACTAGTGGTCAAAGTACTTGAGTCCGAGACTGTGACAAAATCAGGTCTTGTAATCCCAGATGCCGCCGCAGAAAAACCCAGTCAGGGTGATGTGTTGGCCGTGGGCACAGGCAAACTTGATGTTGATGGTCGAATTGTACCCATGGTCATTCAAGCCGGAGACCGTGTGCTGTTTTCAAAGACAGCAGGACAGAAAGTCAAAATTGAAGATCAAGAATATCTCATCATGCGCGAAGATGATGTTATGGCAGTTGTAAACAAAGGAGAGTAAGATATGGCAGCAAAACAAGTAATATTTGGCGATCAAGGTCGCAACGAACTGGTCAATGGTGTTAATACCTTGGCCAACGCAGTCAAAGTCACATTGGGCCCCAAAGGTCGTAATGTTGTAATCGAAAAGTCATTTGGCGCACCACACATTACCAAAGACGGTGTCACAGTTGCCCGAGAAATTGAACTAGAAAACAAGTTGGCCAACATGGGCGCACAAATGGTCAAAGAAGTGGCCAGTCGCACAGCAGACAAAGCCGGTGACGGTACAACCACTGCTACAGTGTTAGCACAAAGCATTGTGAAAGAAGGTATGAAGTATGTGACCAGCGGACACAACCCAATGGATCTCAAACGTGGTATTGATCTTGCTGTCACAGCCGCTGTTGCTGAATTAGAAAAAATTTCAAAGCCATGTAGTACTCGCAAAGAAATTGCTCAAGTTGGTTCAATCTCAGCTAACTCAGACACAGACATTGGCAACATCATTGCTGATGCCATGGAGAAGGTAGGCAAAGAAGGTGTTATCACTGTTGAAGATGGCAAAGGCCTACAAAACGAATTAGACGTTGTAGAAGGCATGCAGTTTGATCGTGGCTATTTGAGCCCATACTTTATCAACACAGACAAACAAACATCAGTGTTGGAAAATCCGTTTGTGTTGTTGTGTGACAAGAAGATCTCAAACATTCGTGACTTGTTGCCAATTCTTGAATCAGTAAACAAGGCTGGCAAACCATTGTTGATCATCTGCGACGACTTGGAAGCAGAAGCCATGGCCACATTGGTTGTGAACACTGCTCGCGGCATTATCAAATCATGCGCTGTCAAAGCTCCAGGCTTTGGTGATCGCAAGAAAGACATGTTGCAAGACATTGCTACATTGACTGGTGCCACAGTGATCACTGATGACATTGGTTTGAGCTTGGACAAGGCCACAGTGGAACACTTGGGTATGTGTGCTCGTGTTGAAGTAAGCAAAGACAACACAATCATCATTGATGGATCAGGCGACAAGGCCATGATTGAAGCTCGTGTCAAGGCAATTCGCGGTTCAATTGAATCTGCTACCAGCGACTACGACAAGGAAAAGCTACAAGAACGTCTTGCCAAACTAGCAGGCGGTGTTGCTGTTATCCGTGTGGGTGCTGCCACAGAAGTTGAAATGAAAGAAAAGAAAGACCGTTTGGATGATGCACTACACGCAACTCGTGCCGCTGTAGAAGAAGGCATTGTAGCTGGTGGTGGTGTGGCATTGATTCGTGCTCAACAAGCCATTGCTAATCTAACAGGTGCCAATGCTGATCAAACAGCAGGTATCAACATTGTGCGTCGTGCTTTAGAAGAGCCAGCTCGTTGTATTGCTTTCAACGCCGGCGATTCAGCCGACGTTATCATTGCTGAAATCAAAGCCAAGTCTGGCAACTACGGCTACAATGCTGCCGACGGTACCTACGGTGACATGGTTGAACAAGGCGTTATTGACCCAACCAAAGTGACCAAAACAGCACTGACCAATGCTGGTTCAATTGCTGGCTTGATCCTGACAACTGATTGTTCAATCACTCAGTTGCCACCTAAAGAAGGTGTTGCCGCTGGCGCACAAATGCCTGGTATGCCGGGCATGATGTAATTCAGTATTGTACTGAAATAAATACATGTGTGGATGCCGATGGTCGGGTCCACACTGTATAGTCAACTTGCTTAATAAAGGAGAACTTAAATGACTAAAATCACTGCTTTTGATCTATCACCATTCTATCGCAATGCCATTGGCGTAGATAGACTTTTTGATCGCATTGTCAATCAAATTGATCATGCCGCATCAACAAATTACCCACCATATAACATTGTAGAAACTGGCGAGAATACCTATGAAGTACAGGTAGCTGTTGCTGGCTTCAGCCAAGGCGACATTGAAATTGTTGTCAAGGATGGCGAACTTGTTATCACTGGAGAAAAATCTGAAACATTACCAGAAGGTCATATAGTACGACATCATGGTATCAGTGCTAGAAAGTTTATTCGCACATTCAGTCTAGGTGATTATGTTGAAGTCAAGAGTGCTGTTGCCAAGGACGGTATTCTAACTGTGAAGTTAGAGCGTATTGTTCCGGACTCAGCCAAGCCAAAGACCATTGCAATCACGTACGAAAACTAATACAATGTAGTAAATACAGTGGAGGGCATGCGCTCTCCACTATTAATCAAAGGAACCAGGATGTCAAACGCAGATACAGTCACAAAAACAAGAACAAGCCAAGCTCTCAAGGAGCCACCTATGTTCAAGGTTATCTATCTCAATGATAATCAAACATCAATGGAATTTGTTATTGAAACCCTGATTGATTTTTTTAATTACAACACACAAACAGCCATGAAAATCACTGAAGACATTCATCACGAAGGCTCAGCAGTGGTAGCAGTGTTGCCTTATGAAGTGGCTGAACAAAAAGGCATTGAAGTCACTGTTTGTGCTAGAAGCCAAAATTATCCATTGCAGGTCAAGCTAGAGCCCGAAAGCGATTAATATTCGACAGTGATACGTTTTGGGTAGTACACACATTGTGACCACTCAGTGTTGCCTCGTCCACGACAGTTGTTGACATAGCGTACACCATTTAGATCGCGATCCACTGGTTTGTGATAGTGCCCAAAACACCAGGTGTGTATTTTACCTTCGGTATCTTCATTTAGGACCAATTGCATGTGAGGATTGCCCATGCAGTTGAATCTCCAGGTATCAACCAAATCAATGTCGTGCTCTATGATCCAAGGCGCTGGCACAGTATGTGTGACTAACACAATAGAGCGTACATCTTGATGTGTTTGTAATTTGCGCACACTATTGACCATGTAGGTTGTGTCATTGAACGCTAATCCGGTTATTGAATCACCCGTGGAAGAAATAGTTTGAGTTCGCTCTTGATACCAACGTTGGCTTTGTTCGTAATCCAGGGCAGGATTCATGTCAAAACTCCACCAACCATTGGTAGCAAGTATAGCAACGCCGTTGATTATGATCACGTTGTCCTGAAGATACACAACACCGTTGATGTCGTCAACAGTGCGATTTAAAAATCGGTAGCTGTTGCCAAGATCGTCTAGACTGTGCCTATGCTCATCGTTGCCATCAATGTAAAAAACACCTTGATAGCATTTGCCTAGATGATGCAGTGTTTCTCGCAAGACTTCTCGATCTTGAGCCACATCACCGGCTACTATACAATATGGACTGGTGGCCTGATCAGACCAATCAAAGTTGTCCCAGGTTTCTACGTGTAAGTCAGAAATTAAATCAAAGTTAAATTGCATGATACATATTTAAAAGGAAATACAATGAACATAATATTTGGCAAAGAAAATTTACCCCAAGTTGATGAAAAATACACAGTACTAGAATTAGACACTTTTAGAATATTACCAGTAGAACAACTAGTCACTGCATATTGTCTAGTGGAAAATATACCCATACAAAATCTTCCTCGAGTTGAAAGTATGCGTAATCTACACGAAAATTTGTTGATCAACTATCGTAAACGTGATTGGAACTACTGTGAACAAGCTCTGGAGCACCTAATGGGTTTTTGGGGATCAGAAATGGACACCTACTACACCACAATGAACCAACGAATTGCTAAGTATATTGAACAAGACCCAGGAGAATTGTTCGATGGTATTATTGAAAAAACTGCTCGTAGTCAGTAGCCTTGTATTAACAGCTTGTGCTGTAAAGTTCGACCCTGTGGAACACAGTCGCATGGTTGACATACGTCACAGAGTGTATCAAGCACAAACGGAAAATCACTGTAGTGATCCCAAAACGGCTCGTTATCAAGCAGAAAATATAGACAGTGATGCCACATGGTTGTTGTTCTATACTCAATATATACCCAACAATGAATCAGCGGAACGAATGGCAGTGGAATTAAAAAATACCACAGCCGACTTTGCCAAGCGATATCAAGACACAGCAAAACCTCCCAGCAAGGTCTTTTGTGAGCTACGGTTGAAAAACATAGCCACACAAGTAGAAATTATTCAGCGCACCAATGCTAGGAGACCAAGATGAGTTATGAAACACTGTACGGTATGTTGCCAGGTTATGCTGGCATTGCCAACCTTGCCGCAAGAGCACAAGAAATCAATCAGGCATTAGCTCAAGAGCAAATAGCTCCTGACGAACATGAGGCCTTGTTGGAAGATTTGGTTAGAACCCAAGTCATTGTAGATGAAGCTCAATATCACGAGCAAAAGTTATTTGCCAATCAACTGATCAAAGTTTTAGCAAGTTTACCCCTGCCTTCATAAACTACCTATAGAGTTTTTGCTCTAGATCCTATTAAATATTAATGAGGGCTAGAATGAAAACTATAATAATAACAATTCTCGCTGGTTTTTCAATCACCGTGTGTGCAGACACACTGGTGCATCAATTCCAATCGCCAGCATTTATACCAGGCAGTGGTTATTCAAACCATGTGCTGACCATTGAGCAACTAGAAGCCAACCGTCGCAAGGCCATTGCCGATGCTGACAAAGCAGCACGAGATCAAGCTGCAAGAGATGCAAAAAATACCAACCTGGCCAAGTTCTTGGTCAACGTAGAGAGTCGTATCTACGCACAATTATCCAAGCAATTGGCAGATGCTATGTTTAGCGATGGTGCCAATTCAGGAGCAATGGATTTTCAAGGCACCAATATCAGCTGGATCAAAACCGGCACCGATGTCACATTGACCATTAGAGAAGCCACCGGGGGATTAACCACTGTCACTGTGCCCATTGGGAGTTTTGCGTTCTGATGCCTAGATTTTTGATTTTCATCTTTGCTTTGGCATTATCAGGGTGTGCTCAAATACACATGCATTTGGCACAAGAAGATCCTGTGCCATTGAAACCCAGAGAAAACTTGTTGGCCAAACTACCAGAGTTGGATGGCCCTCCTTTGACTGTGGCTGTGTATGGGTTCAAAGATTTAACTGGACAAAAGAAAACCAGCACAAACTTGGCCTTGTTCAGCAGTGCTGTGACACAAGGTTCGGAAGTATTCTTAATCAAAAGTTTGCAAGATTCAAAAAAATGGTTCAGAGTTGTTGAACGTGTGGGACTAGACAACTTGATCAAAGAACGTCAACTTATACGCAATCAGCGTGAAGTTTACGAGGGCAAAGACGCCAAGCCCTTAAAGCCACTCACGGTGGCCGGCGTCATGCTAGAAGGGGGTATCATTGGCTACGACAGCAATATACGGTCCGGAGGCAACGGTGCTAGATTTTTGGGCATCGGAGGTAGTCAGCAGTACCGTGTGGACGAAATTGTGATCAGTCTCAGACTAATTTCAATCTCGTCAGGTGAAGTGTTGTTGAATGTAGCTGTATCAAAAACAATCTACAGCACTCAGCACAATGTCAGCGTTTTACGGTTTGTAGATCAAAACACTCGTAGTATTGAGCTAGAATCCGGCGCGGCATTAAATGAACCCACCACATATGCAGTTCGTGTTGCCATTGAACAGGCAGTGTACGAAATGATCATTGAGGGGGAAAAGAAAGGGCTTTGGAGATTCCAAAGCGATAAAAAATGAAAAGAACTATTTTAATAGTCGCAATGATGTTGGCTGGCTTGGGAGGAGCATGGGCCAATGAGGTTTATATCGAGCAGGTAGGTGACAGTTCGACCATAGCAATAACACAGGATGGAACTGGAAACAAAGTTGGAGATTCTGGCACAGGCAATGAAGCATTTATCGGTGGCGGTTCCAACGTTGTGACCATTGACCAAGTAGGCAGCAACAATACTTTGGCCATGGTGTTAAATGGTGCGGCAGCAAGTGCAACGGTAAACGTCACAGGCAGTGGCAACCAAAGTGTAATCAACTGCGGAACCACAGCCAGCGCAGGCTGTAGTGGCAGTGCAATCACACAGGTTATCTCAGGTGATGACAACACAGTGACACAGAATCTAGGTACAGGAGCCAACCATACCAGTACAATTAACATAACAGGAAACACCAATACTGTGACACATACCAGTACCAACAGTGGTGCATCGAATGTTAATATAACAGCCACAGGTAATTTGAACAACATTGGAGTGACACAGAGTGGTCTTACCGCAAAAACTGTTTCAGTTAATAGCACTGGCAATAGCAATACTGTCAACATTACTCAGTCCGACTAGTTGGGCTAGTGTTGGCCGTGTGACTGAACAAACAGGGCCGACGGAGATTGTGAGATCTAAAAAATCACTGCCTTCGTCGGTTAATACCCCTGTGGAAATGAATGACACCATTGTCACAGCCAAGGCCAAGGCCAAGCTCACATTTGAGGACAATACCACAGTAAACATCACTGAACAATCCAAGCTGGTCATAGATGATTTTGTATACGATCCCAAAAAGGGTTCTGGCAAAGTGGCCATGAAAGTGGTCTTGGGCACAGCCAGATACGCTTCGGGACAAATAGCCAAAACCAACCCGCAAAACGTCAATGTACAAACACCTACTGCCACAGTGGCCGTGCGTGGTACAGATTTCTCTATGACCGTGGATGAACTGGGTCGCAGTCTTATTGTGTTGTTGCCCAGCTGTGACAACCGTGGCTGTGTCACAGGTGCTATCTCAGTTAAGAATGACGCAGGTGAAGTGTTGTTAGAACATGCTTACCAAGCCACTGTGGTAGCATCAACATCTGCGGCACCCACACCACCAGTGATTGTCAATGTGGATCAAACCAATATCAACAACTTGTTGATTGTGAGTCCACCGCCGGAAATACGTCGTGACGAAGAAGAAAAAACCACAAAGACAGCCTTGGATATTAATTTCTTAAATCAGGACTTGTTGAAATACAATGCCCTAGATGAAGATGAATTAAAAAAATATCGCGAACTAGACATCAACTATTTAGATGTTGATTTGTTGGTAAATTTGTTGGATCTTTCCAATCAGCAACTGGCACAAAGTCAAGAAGCCATACTGAGTGAAAAAACCATGTTGCCAGGATATTCAGCGGCTTCGGGTTTGACTTATTTTTTCAGTGATGATGAATCCAAGTTGATTTTGCGTAGAGCCACCGCACACATTGCTCAAGTCACAATAGATCGTGAAGCCGATGTCACAGTGAATATCAATCAAGATTCAGTGCCGCTGACACAGCAAGTCAATCGCGGTGGATCGACAATAATTACTATTATACAAAAATAGGAGATACCATGGACGGTAAAACCATACGTTTGTTAAGCGAATATATTGCAGAACAACACCGTAAAGAAAAACAACGCACCGAGCGTGAAGATCAACACAAGTACACCAAAGACACCAATGGTGTTGAAGATGATACTGAGACTTTTTGGCCGCCGGATAACGAATAAATACCTACATAAAATAATAATAATAAGGAGCTAAAATGGGAGAAATATTCAAACTCATTGGTGATTTAGGATTTCCAATAGCAGTGGCATTAGCAGGTGGATATTTTGTATATCTCACAATCAAACTGTTATTGCAAGGTGTATTGGGCAGTATTCGAGGCATGGCCGGTATTATCACTGCCTTGGACAATCGTGTCAAAACCATGAATCACGACGTTATTAGAATTGACACAGTGGTATCAAATGCTCTGGGTCTACGTCCTGACGTTGATCGTATCAGTCGTGCCGACGGCAAAAACGATGCGAGACGTGACTGATGACTCCTGAAGAACGTCGGTACTATGTTAAAAATCAAAAGAGATACATTGAAATGTACATGGCACAGCACGACGAAGAAGTAAAAACAAAAAAGTTGCAGGAATTTTTAACAGGAAAAAACACAATGAACAACGAACTTCGCGATGCAGTGATACAATTACACGACATAGCTCGCTTGATAGAAAAGAACATAGGCAAAGGCACGTTGTCAGAAGATCTCAGAGACTTTGCTGACAAGTTGTCAATTATTGAAAAAGGTAGATAGTCATGGACCTGATATTGATAAACAAAACTGGATTTATATTAGGGGTATTAATTACTTGTGTTGGAATTGTTTGGTATAAAGTAGCAACTTTACCAGTTAATTTAAAAAAACGCAACGACATAGTTCAAGTCAAAAAAGAAATGTACTTGGTCTTGGCCAAACAAGGAAAGAAATTTGAAACTACCCCAGTTAAAAATTTATATAACACCACAATTAAAAGATGGGAGAGAAGTTAATATGGACGTAGTATCATTGATAAACAAATATGGATTTCCAATCGTCATGGCAGTTGGCATGGGCTACATTATCAAGTATGTTTGGGAATGGAGCACCAAAGAAGTAAAGCCAGTTATCAGCGAAGCCAATACAGTGCTAATTGCCTTGATTGATCGTATTCGTATGTTAGACAACGACTTGATTCGTTTGAATCAAAAAGTAAACACAGTACTACACCTACGTGGCAAGACCATTGAATACGAACGTGTGGAAGCCGAAGCAGAAATCAACAAACAAGTGATGAAAAAAGACAAGTCCGAAGACGATAAAACAGCATCAGCTGGGGAAGGATAATATAAATCATGGCAAACCCACCTCCACCATATGATGACATTGCCGGCATCAGTCGCACGGTTATGAAAGACAATGCTCAGGAAACTTTAATTAACTACAATGGCAATGCTAGACCTGCAGAGTTTGTGGTCAATCAAACCACTAGCAATGTGTACATTGGCAATGCCACTGGAAATCTCACTCAGGTTTGGAGCCCTGCTGTTGCACTAGTTCCAACTTATGATTCAGCAGCAGCTGGTAATATATCAGGTTCGGTAGGACAACTAATTGCTGTCAGCGATAGTTCAGGCAATGCAGGACGCATTGCCTACTGGGATGGTACAAACAATCGTTGGAGCTATGTGGACACCAATGGTGCAGTTTAGCCACAAAGGCTTTTGGCACCGTTGAGACTGAATCTACTGATCCATTGATCAACATCGCCACCATGTGACATCAGCACAGAAGGTGCATACCACATGCTCAAAAACAACCATACATTGGCTGTGACGATTTCGTCCATAAATTTATTTACTGGTAGCTCGGAAAACGCCATCCCAATCTCTTGGTAGTTCAACATCTTTCATCTCCTCGCAACGCTCAATCCAAGCGTCATAGTAGTGATCCATCTCACCGCCGAAGCGGCCTTTCAATTCTTGACAGAACTTTATAGTTCGATCAAACTTCTGCTGACGATACAGTTCTAGCATAGCAGCGTGCATTTGTTCGTCGCCGCGTTCTACAGTCATTTGATCTCTGCGACCTAACACTGTGTAAATGTTGACACCTTGTGTTTTGCCCTTGACAGCAATACAGTCCAGTTCCAACACTAGATAGTCCGACTTTACATATTCCGCCGTCTTCGAGCCCAGTACGATCTTGACACCGTACGGTTTACTTTGGCCTTCAAGTCGCGATGCAAGATTGACGCTATCCCCAAGGCAAGTGTAATCGAAACGCTGATCACTGCCCATATTCCCAACAACAACAGTCCCGGTATTAATACCAAGACCCATTCCAAAAGGTGGAACACCTTCTTGAGCAATGCTCTGATTAAACGCATCTAAATCTCCTAACATTTGTAAAGCTGTGTCTACAGCATGACGAGCATGCTCTGGATCATCCAACGGTGCGTTCCAAAAAGCCATTTGTGCGTCGCCGATGTATTTGTCCAAGGTGCCTTGATTTTCTATAATACGTGCTGTCATGGCAGTCATATAACGATTCATGATCTGTGTGAGTCCCTGAACGTTGTCGCCGTAGTGTTCCGATATTGAAGTAAAGCCGCGAACATCTGTAAACATAATTGACAGCTCACGACTTTCTCCACCCAATGCCAACAGTTCAGGATTCTTCTGCAACTTCTCAACCATGGCAGGGCTTAGGTATGTGCCAAACTGTTTCTTTATCTGTTGCTTTTGTAAGAACTCTGCAACAAATTTGATTCCATAAGCATGGAGCGCAACAAGGACAATTCCTGCGATTGCGAAGGAAGCGTCAAATAGCCAAAGGCTATGCTCAAACATAAAGTGACTGCCATATGCAAATATAACAACCAAACCAACAACCGATGCAAGACCTGCATATATCCACCTTGTTAAAAATAATAGTATAACACCTGCTGCCAAGATGATCAATATTTCCGCACCATCTGCCCAGTCAGGACGTTGTATGACCACACCATTGGTCATGGTAGCAACCACAGCGGCCTGCACTTCATGCGGCCATACAGCGCCACGGCTAGTAGGCACAGGATTGGCAATGCCTGCGGCACTGGGACCAACTATGACAATGGCTCCGCCAAGGTCTTTTGGTAATTTGGTCAAACTGTAGCTTTGACTTTGTTGACTCCAGTCAATCCACACACGACCCAGGTTATCTGTTGTTATAGGGCCAAACTTGGGAATACGCATTTTTTCAACGCCATTCTCATTTAGTTTGACTTGGAATGTGGTATCACCTGCGGCAGCACGTAGCGTTTCCATGGCCAAGCTAGGATACAGTCTGCCATCCACGCTGACAACCAATGGCATACGACGATTGACACCGTCTATTTCTGGCAATGTGTTGGTTGTGCCCACACCGTAGGCATTGTTTTCCAACAAGGGAGTATTGGCAATCAAACCTGGATACACAATCACACGATCTTGAAACTCTGCACCAATCACAGCTGATCCTGGTTGCCGTGGTGTGTTCTTTGTGCGTTCTGCAGGTACATTGGGCAGGATCACAGGAAACTGTTTCATCACAGCGGCCAATTGACCATCTTGTCTGGCTCGATCTTGTTCAGGCATGAGCACGTTGAATACCACAAGCCCGGCACCACGCTGATAAAGATCGTGTACAATGTTGGCATATTCGCCACGTGCTAGTGGCCACTGACCATAACGATCCAATGCTGCCTCGTCGATGTTCACAGTCACAATGTTGTTTTGGGTGGGCGCCTTGTTGACAATCAAAGTATCAAAATAACGTAAGCGAACACTTTCTACAAATGAAGGATCTATTGCGCGAATCACCAGCAACAGTATCAACGTAATAATTGCAGTCCAAGGACTGAGCAGGATTTTTTTCAACATCTAATATTTATTGCAAAATACCCAGCAAATAATTCAGCTGATTAATATCCCCAACTATGTTCTTTTTTGTCATTATTTCAGTGAATTCTTTGTTGACTTCGGGATATTGCTGTGTGATGTCCAGCATGGTTTTCCAATACTGGCCTGTTTTGTGTTGTTCCAACTGATCCCGGGCCAGTGCTAGATTGTTTTGGTATTCACCAATTATGCTGTCATGCCAGTTTTTGGAAAAAAATATCTGTTTGTTTTGTTCGGCAATGCCGTAAAGATTTTGCCACAGTTGTTTCTTTGATTGAGGATCAAGTTGTGTAATGCGTTTCATTTCTGCAACTATTTTTTTCAATCGTTCCAGAGGATCCACAACGTCATCGTAGGATTCGTCAATGTAAGGACCAAATGTTTCAAATCCATAGCTTTGTAAAAATTTCAAACTGCCCGGAGTGGCTGCCAACATAAATGGACGACCACAGGCAATGGGTCTGAGAATCTTTTCAGTTAAATGTAATCTAGTGTCATCAAACAAGGTTTCCAACACAACTTCTATGGCACACTGTTGATAGTCTTGAGCCACATAGTCGGCACTGGCAGTGGCTTCGGTGCGGTTTGATTCAAAATATTGTTCTAGATCACCACGCCCAATTCGTAATTGAGCATTGGCATATTGATGATCAGTATATTTTACTCCTGAGTCCCAGGGTGCAAAACTGGTTTTACAATGTGCAACAACTTGTTGATCAACCAGCAGGTCAGCAAAGGCCAATCTGTATTCTCTTGTGCCAGACCAAGCACGATTGTAGATCAAAAAGTCCTGGGTGATATTGTCAAAATTTGTTGCCAACTGTTGATCGTGTTCAGCGTATCTAAACCAGTCTCGAGCAATCACAGCATGACTCCACCAGTACACACCAATGAATCCATTTTGTTGGTACAACTCTAGATTTTTGCTGTTTTTTTCTGAATGCCCTAGTAGAATTTTATCGTACCAGTTTAGAGGATAAAGAATCTGCGATCTTAGGTGCATGTTCTTTATCATGTGTTGATATTCAGGAATTTTACAGCGTGCCACAGGTGTGGATTTGCTTTGGTAATTGTTCCAAAAGTCTTCAGCTGGGTAAAAATTATAAAACAAGGGTTCTTGGTCGTGAAAGATAATACTGGGCCGAGTCATAATATCCAACCAACTCAATTGATCAAAGTATTTTTTCAGAGGCAAGATGTCTTCTATTTTTTTTGACCCATGCGGCGCAAAACGATAAATTAATATATCATCGCCGCTGACATCTTCTAACATGTGGTATAATCTATCTAAAGGAACACTCATAATATGAAAAAAAATATTGGTTTTATTGGGCTTGGAAAACTGGGTCTTGACTGTGCTGAAGTTATGGCTGAAAAGCACACAGTACGTGGTTATGATATTTACCCACGTACTAGCAACATGGTAAAAGTTTGTGACATCGACGAAGTGGTCAACGAAAGTGAATGGATCTTTATTGCTGTTCCAACACCGCACGAAGAAGGCTACGATGGTAGTGTTCCGAGCAGTCATATGACACCCAAGGACTTTGGACACGACGCTGTAAAAGATGCCATTGCCAAGGTCAACAAACATGCCAAAGACAGCAAAAAAGTTGTGCTGATTTCAACAGTGTTGCCGGGCACAACTCGCAAATATTTTGTACCCATGTTGGACAGCAAACATGAATTTTTGTATAACCCATATTTGATTGCCATGGGCTCAGTTAAGTGGGACATGGTCAATCCAGAAATGATCATGATTGGCACCGAAGACGGCAACCCAAATACTCTAGCAGGTGAATTGATTGACATTTACAAAACCATCATGCAAAACAGTCCTCGCTATGAAATTGGCACCTGGGACGAATGCGAAGC